TAAGCCGGTATCAACATACATTTATCCGCCAACTACAGGAATAATCAATTATAATCCATCGGACGGAAGGATAGCCGGGCATTTTGAAGGCGTGATTGGCGCTTTAGATTTCGCCGACAACTACGCAAACATACGCCCCGATTACGATTATCTTAAAGCGACACTTGGCGGGCTATTTGATAATTTTGCTCAAAGTCTTGCAGCGGCTACACCGGCTGGATTAACGGTGAGTTTTGGTGCAGGAAATTATTATATAGATGGTCAAAGAATTTATGTGCCTGCTGTTGGCCCTACAGCATTAGTCGCATTTTGTGATAACTATATTGATATTACCGCTAACGGAGCATATATTAATAATTTCGTTCCAAATGGCAACCCAGCACCAGCGATAGTCACAGACACGATAAGATTGTACAAACTTGTTACCAATGCTTTTGGCGCAACAAGCACTACGGTATTAGCACAGCTATATCCCTTTGGAACAACTTACTTCCAGGACCAATCAGTAAATGCAAGATTAATTGCAGCCGGGGCCGTTGGGCCTGCACAGCTTGAAGATACATCGGTAATACCAGGATCTTACAATTTCCTATCCGCTACTATTGATCAGCAAGGACGTGTTACTGCGGCTGAATCCGCAGTGGACTTTACTTCGCTTGCCAATCTGGATTTAATGCAATACAACGCTGTAACAAGTAAATGGGTCAATATTCCTATTGTTGGAAGTATACTGCCAACCGGAAATATGGGTGACTATTTACGGTTCAATTCTTTTTACCAAGAATGGTATTCTGCTACGATGAACCTTGCTGAGTGGACTAATGCAGCGATTCCCTATAACGCATATACAGCAATGGGTGGATCCACAGGCTATGTGCTAAGAGGATTACCTTCTGGAGCTATCATTACAGGCTATAAAATTAAGCATGACATCTCCTTTACAGGCGGCACTATTACCGCTGCGGTAATTCAACTTATTGATGCTAACGGCACTGATATTACCGCAGGCGGTTTTGATGTGTTCCAGGCACCCGGTAACACAGTAGGAGTATTTAATTGCGCCTTGTCAGGATCAATTATACCACCACAGGCAGGAGCTAACGACATTAAAATTCAATTAACGGTAACAGGTGATGTTCTCGCAAATCTCGTTGCTGGCGAGGCAACCGTATGGTATGAATATATCACATTAATTTAAAAGTTAAAACGTATTATAATGGCAAACCCAAAACTACCAAAGGTTAAAGGCGAGGAAATGAACTTCTTTTTAATAAGAAGAAGTGATGTAATTGCGAGAAGAAATTTAGGATTGTTAACGCCTGGACGTTATAGCATCTACGATGCTGCAATTCCTGTAATTGTTGAAGCTGTTGATGTTGACAAATTGGGGCCAACGGCTGTAAGCTTGACGGATGCCACAAAACTATATCTGTATAATATTGATACGGACACATTAACGCCTTTTAGTGGAGGTGGTATAAATGGCTCCGGTACAGCGAATGTAATAACCACATGGCAGGATGTAGATTCGCTCAAGAACGGAACCTGGGCATTTGAGGGCAATGATATTTATCCATTAATAGATGGAGTTAATATCGGGATTGATGGAACTAACCGGGTAGGAACCATTTTTATGAATGGCTCGATAGACTATACAGATAGTTTAATATTTAAGGAGGGAGGCGTAGAGACGGCACGACTATTAGCGGGTGGACATTTTGGAATTAACAAAGCAGATCCCGGAGCATCCCTACACGTAGTAGGGGAAGATTCGAGCGTTGATAACTTTACAGCGCAATTTGATGATTCAAACGGAAATGTATTACTACACCTTAATAACGCAGGACATTTAGGGGTTGGCGTAGAAGGTCAATTATTTGCCAGGGTTTCAATCAAAGGAGGGTTTGCTTATGATCTTGGCATAACCACCGATGGAACCGCTAACGGGGATGGACTCCTATTTAAAGCGGAGGCAGGCAAGGCGAGAATTTTAGCCAATAATAATATTCCTTTAATTATTGAACAGAACACAAGCCAGATCACAAAATTTTATAATGATGGGACTAATACATTTATTGGAATTGGTTTTAACTCTAATAGTAATCCTTCTGCTTTTTTAGGATCAGATGTTAATAGTATAGGTTACATACAATTAACCGATACAAACGATATTACCAAAGTTCAAATATTACCAGCGTCGGGAGAGGCTACATATTTTACAGGCCAGAGCTTTTTCGGGATTGGGCTTGCTAATCCGATTGCTCAATTTCATGTAAAAGGTAGCGGAGACACCCTCGCTACATACACAGGTAGATTTCAAAACTCTAACGGTGATTATTCTTTAGTAGTACGAAACGATTTAGCTGTTGCTGTTGGCATAGCATCATTTGCATTAGAAGATTTGGGGCTGGCCGCATTAACAGTCGCCAATCGAGCAAATTTTCCTCAAATTTTCAGGCTTTGGAGCCAGGGGTTAGCAACCCAAATGTATGTAAACAATGACGGGTTTACATTTCACGGCACTTCCAATCCAGATCCTAATGCCCTGTCGATGCAGTTTACAGACAATTCTAACAACGCAAATTTTAGGCAGCAGGTATCAGGAGAAACTGGCTTTGGATGGGGAATTCCAACTGGAGAATACTTCTCCATAATAAACAAGGCAAATCAATCAGTAGTCTTTTCTGTTTACCCCAATGCTGGAATCGCTTCATTATTTAATATCCAAGATAATGGAAGAATAAACATGTCGTCGCTTCCCACAAGTGCTGCTGGTCTTACGGCTGGTCATATTTGGAATAATTCAGGAGTACTAAATATAATTTAAACATTTAAAAAAATAAAAAAATGGCTTTTTCAGATTCATATATTCTGGCAAACAATCCAATTTTTAAAGAAAAAGTGATTGTTGCAATAGCTAAGGTAGCTATTCAGGTTGGCGGCGAGGTGGTAGAGGTAGTGGGTGGTGTACCTCGATTAATAAAACATGAAAAAAGGGCAAGACTAAGTGTTAAAGTACTTGGCGATCCCAATTTAATGCTTATGCCTTTCTCCTATGCAATTGTATCAGGAGGGATATTAACAGCAGCAAGCTCGGATGCTGACATTGAATTTACTGTAATCTCTGTCTTTGATGATATTGCAGGGGTGATTATTACAGATTAACCATACATAAACACTAAATAAATTTTAAACACTAAATAGGTATTTATGAAGCTTACAACAATTGATATGGGTATAGCCGAAAGGCTTACCCTTGGGCAGATTTGTCCTGCAACGGATGGAATTGACAGGTTAATTTTAAGAAAAGAAATTCTTGAAAAAACAGCAATCTCCGGATCAGAAGCGGAACTGATCGGGTTAAAAAGTGAAATGAAAGAAAAGGGAGGTTCAACATTACAATGGAATTTGGAAAAGGCGGTAGATAAACCCATCCAATTTTCTGATGGAGAAATGACCTATATAAAAAGTGTGTTTCAAAAACTGAATGAAAAAAAGGAATTGCATGCCAGTCAGGTAGATCTTTACCAAAAGTTTTGTAAATAAAATAAGCTATTATAAATAATGGCCTTTTTAACCGATGCACAAGTATTACACATTTATAATACCGCTTCCGCCAGACTAGGCGAACGCTATTATGATACGCATGGTAATATATATGCCGGTACTGCCGAAGGTTTATTGATTTTTATTAAAAAAGGAGAGATCAGTCCATTTACATTAGTAAATACCCAGTTCCTTGTTTTAAATCCAAGCCTTGCCGCTCCAATGGCAAAAAGCATAGAAGATTCACTGGATATTACTATTAATAATCCCGGCCAAGGTAGTGATGTTACTTTTCTGTTAACACCTACCGGTGTTACTGCTGGGCAATACGGAAGCGCAAGCACTATACCACAGATCACCGTTGATATAAAGGGACGTATTACAAATGTAAACGAAATCCCTTTTCCTGCAACCGGACTTGCTGATCCTGGGTCCAACGGTATTGTTATAAGATATGGATTAAATGTAACCATCGCCAGATCTATCTCAGGCACCGCAGGCAGAATAGATGTGACTAACGGATCTGGAGTGTCAGGAAATCCTACTATAGACCTTGCAGAAACATTGGTAAGCGCGGGAAACTACGGTTCTGCAACACAAACCGGAACCTTTACCGTAGATGCCTATGGGCGATTAACGGCAGCAAACAATGTAACAATAACACCTGTAGCCTCAAATATAACAGGGGCACAAAATGTAATCGCTGGAAGTACAAAGATAGCTCTTGGTGGCACTCCAACAGGCGCAGCATTACAAAGCTTTTCTATTGATGTAACCGAAGCAAATCTAAGCTTGAATAATATAGGCGGAATTCTTGGTTTGTCTAAGGGCGGGCTTAATGCTGCATTAATAGCATCTGCCGGAGGTATATTTTATTCTTCTGCTACAGCAGCGGCTATACTTCCAGCAATAGCAGCGGGAAGCGTTCTAATTTCCGGGTCAACTCCCACTTGGTCTACGACCTTACCTTCTGCCGTAGATGCGCTTTATCTTTTAGCAAGCGGTGGAAGAATGTTAACAGGGAATTGGGCGGCTGGTAATTTTTCGATTACGGCAAACTCTGTGATTTTAGGAAGTGCCGCAAATACTATTGCGGGTGGAGATACATCGGGTGGCAATCTGAGGTTATTCTCTACTACTCACTCTATAAAAAGTAAAATATTATTTGGAACTTCTGGCTATGATGAAAATCAAGATTTTCTTGGAATTGGTACTCAAAATCCATCTTATCAAGTCCATTTGCAAAAAACAACAAACGGCCAAATATATTTTATTAGCGAAAACAAAAGCACTGGGACAAGTTCAATAGCATCAATAGGATCTATAAATAGCTCAGGAAAGGTTGCCCTCTTATGTATAACTGGGGGAAGCCATACTTCTGGCTCTGCTCTTTATCAGACTCCAAACAGGGCTTGGCTTGAGTGTAATGGATCAGGAGGATTGCTCATTACTTGTGATGTGGCGGCTCCTTTAATTATAGCCATAGGAGGTATTGGCGCAGCCAACGAAGCATTTAGGTGGGACACAAGCGGGAACATGGTTCCTTTTGATGGTAAAAATATTATTGCAGGAACAACCACAGGGATAAAATTTGGAACAGCCACAGGTCAAAAAATTGGGTTTTGGAACGCTACACCGGTTGCACAACAGGTATTAGCAACAGGAGCTGGAGCAACATCTGATAATATAATTACTCTTTTGCAAACACTAGGACTTTGTAAACAGTCATAAAAAATGGCACTACAGATAACAGGACAATTAACAGGAAATGACGGAGTACCCTATAAGGACACGGTAAACTATGCTCGTCTTTACGTGGAGCCCAAGGATGATAATACATTAATCGTATTAGTAAGAATTTTTAGAAATAAACAATCATTCACAAGCGGAGGTAATCATATTGGATTTGTTAATGAAGTAGATAAGCGATATAAAATTGATGCTGTAACAATATCAAGCCTTCCAACGAGCAACGCAAATATAAATGCCATGCTCGGAAAAAATGTATATGATAAACTTAGCTATTGGATCAATCAACAAATAATGGCTCAGATTATAGTGGACAATCCAACTTTTTTAATTGAAATTAAAGATGTAAATATATGATACTAAATTTTAATTTCCAGATCCTAACCCTTGATGGAATTGAAGGAGGTGTTGCCTCTAAAAGTCTTGCGCATCATATCGCATTAGCTACGCAATGCCAGGAACCGTTAAAGTTTTATGGCTGGGCGAAAAAACTACACGACAACGGAATATTGGATCTTGATAATTCAGACGTAGACAAATTAAAATTATTTATTGAGACTTGTCCGGGAATGAATGTATTGGGTAAAGGAACTTTTTTAGGAGCCATACGTGAAGCAGAGCTACATTCACTAAAAGAAAAAAATGAATAACTAACTCTTTAATTTAAACTTTAAATTTTACTATTATGAGCTTATTAACTATAATTCTTACCATAGTTGTTATTGGGGTTTTACTATACCTGATCAATGTTTACATACCAATGGACGGAAAAATTAAAAAAATTCTGAACATCGTTATTGTTGTTGCTGTAACAATATGGCTTTTAAAAGCTATCGGAGCACTTACTTATTTGGGCAATGTTCGAATATGATGGACGAAAAAGACTGGAATATAAACACGTTGATGAAATTTCTTGATGAAAGAGATAAGAGGTATGAGCAACGATTTGTTGCACAACAAGAGGCTACTCATGCGGCGCTTATCGCGGCAGAAAAAGCCGTTACAAAAGCGGAAACAGCAGCCGAAAAAAGATTAGATTCAGTGAATGAATTCAGGGGCCAATTAAGGGATCAGGCAGCTACATTTATACCCAGATCAGAGGTACAAATAATGATTAATAACCTAACGACTAAAATCAATGACCTGGAAGCTTTTCAGGATAAAAATATTGGTTCCTCCCTGCAACACTCAAGGACGCAAATGCAAAATAATTGGTTTATTGGTACAATAATCGGGATTATTGGTTTGGCATTGGCATACTATTTAAAGTAATTACATTCTACATTAAACCAAACGGTTAACAATTTTTTTTCTGAAAAATTTGGAAATACTATTTTTTTGTGGTTGATTTGCCCGTATAATTTTTTCATTACCCAATTATTATTTTTCTAACTATCAAAAAAATTAAAAAAACACATGAAACAAAAAAGTATGCACAGTTTAATTGTCGCTAGTACCCTTGCGGCAATGGTAGTGGTTACCTCTTGTAGAAAAGAGGATTTAACTAAAGCAATGGATTTATCTACGGAATTAGGAACCGAACGGGGCCAGATCGCAGATCGCAAAATTGTATTTAAAACAATAGCAGATTACAGAAATCTAATTGACTCTAAGGACCCTAAATTAAAAAAAGCGTTTATTAAAAACGCAAACGCAGCTTCGTTATTCAAAACGTATGGATCAGCGAAAAACGGAAATGTACTTGACGATGATTTAGTTCGTTGTTTTCTTGACAAAGACTCCTGTGTACAGATTGGAGAATGGGTCATAAAACTAAGTACAGGAACAGAAAGTGTTTATGTAGTTAATAAATCAAAAAAGAATTCTATTGGTGATTTATTAAAGCGCAACACCAACAACCAAGATGTTTTAAAGTACAGCTTTAACGATGATGTACTTGATCTTCTTGAGTCTGGTACTGCTCCTAGTAGGGCTTGCAACGAAACATCTCGTTCAACCTATCAACAAACATGGTGGCACTATTTTAATAACCAAGTAAATAAGTTTGTAATTGATGAAGTTAACTATAACGGAGGTGTTGTATTTTTTATGGAATATAGAGCCAAGCCCGAAATTTATTCAGGTGGAACATGGTCTGCGTATCACAATACTAACTTTAGATACCGTTTGGAAGAAGGGTATAATGATCGCAAATTACGTTGTGCAGAATGGGAGCAAACGTATGAGGCCGGTACCGTAGAAAGTTGCGGAGGAGATTTTATAAGAAGACCTTACTATCGTTCAAGAGGACTTCATAAATATCACTTAAAGACTAGATGGTCTGCAAGCACCGACAACGGAGCTACGTTTGAACCACCAAGTATAAATTTCATCATCCAAGCTAATTATCCTTAATCTATTAACATGGCAAAACGGATGTTATTTTTTATAGTGCTCTTACCTTTAGGATTGATCGCGCAAACACGCATATCATTTCAAACAGGGTTAAGCAGTAGTTACAACTTGCAAGCCCAGCAGGGTTATGAAGTAACTGAATATAAAAAGAAACCTTTTACCAGTTACAGATTAACGGTTAGTAAAACAAGTAAGCAAAAATCGAACTCGGTGTTAAATACCGAGTTCGGTTTTTCTTTTTCAAGGGACGGCTACAGGGAGAATATATCTTATAGGGAAAACTTATTAGGAACGTGGAGTATTTTTGATATTAATACTGTTTCTAGTTATTACTTTTTGGAAGGACAAGGTGGGGTAAGAGTTAATTTTAAGGCACTACAAAAACGATTTTCAGCCTTAGTGTTTTTTACTCCAAGTTTTTTAATCGTGAATAAAATAACCACAAAAACAATTAACCAGGATGGAATAAGTTTATTAAGTAAGATAACTTATTCGTTTTCCAGAAATCATTTTGGTCCGGGCTCAAACAATCAGGCAATAAATCTTTCTGGCGGGGTTACTATTGCCGCTCCGATAAAACTTACGGATAACTATACATTAAATATTGGTCCTCAATTCAGGACTTACTTTTTTAAAACGAACAAAGCAGCCGTGCCTTTTAATCGACAACTATATTCTATCGGACTAAATTTTGATTTACAGCATATTTCAAAGAATACTATTGAGCAAAGGCAAGCGGAGCCAAAAGATACGATTAAGCTAAAGAGTTTATTTTACAGAAACCATATTTCCATAGAAGCTGGGTACCTTTTTAAGCACACTAATTTTAAAACAATTTTAGTAGGCAGCGGAACGATTGCTCATTCATTTTCAAGTGGGTGGTTGTTTGGCGGGAACTACTTTTTTAACTTTCCAGATCGTTTCTCGTTATCCCTGGGATTAAATTATACGGTACAACATTACATTATAAAATATGTGTTTTTCCCTTATAATGGACATGGCGCTGCCACCTCCAACGGGCAATTTTCAACACTTCAAATCCCTTTACGCGCGATACTGCGATTAAAGACCGGAGAGAAAACCTATATAACTCCCTTTGTAGGGATTAGAGGTGTTTATAATTTTACGAACATCGACACTCTAAATCATTATGTTTCTGGTGCAGACAGTACCAATATCTATTATAATTTATGGGGTCCGGGCTGGCACAAAACCTTTAATCATGTTACAACATTTAAGGAAGTGATTAACCCCGAACTAGGACTAGGAGTAAATTATGTATTAAGCAACAGGAATATAGTTAACCTGAATATACGTTGCACGTATGAGCGTAATCGTGTTAAAGGCACGTTTTCTTTTTATGAAAAGGCAACCAAAGGAAGCGGCTCCTTTTATGAACGTGGGTATTATTTTTCGTTAGATGTGAACTATATTTTTTCAAGAAGCAAAAATCAATTGGTGGGTGCGCGTAGATAGATAGATGGTAGCGGCTCCTGTCGTTACCATCTTCTATATCCATTTTTCATACGGATAAATATTTTTTTAAGCCATATAAAAGCCAATACTGCCAGTAGTATAACTATGGAGACTAAAATCCAATCTCCATAAGCCTTCCATAGCATTGCCAGCATAAAACCGATAATTAAGCCTGTTCCTGGTTGCCTATATAAGAGCCAGGGAATAAAATCATATCCGCCTGTAAAATCATGGTCAACATAAACCGATTTGTCTATTTCGTGTTGCGACCGTCTTTTAAATAACTTTAAATTCATTGTTTTAGCTTTATTTATAATTTAAAATACGCACCAAAGCGCGCGTTTTATATAGCGTTTTAATTGTTATGGGTTCAATGTTCCTTTGTGAACCATCCATGAATTTTTAAACAATTTAAAACATATATAAAATGATCGAAGTAAAAATTACCAACGAACAGAAAGTACTTGCCACGCTTGCACCAAAATCAGCCGCAGGTAAGCCAGCTAAAATTGATGGCGTTCCTACCTGGGAAGTTACATTAGGTGATGCAACTATAGAAGTAGTAGCAGGCGGTCTTTCCGCTTGGTTAATTAGTGGTGACGCTGCCGCTGAAAGCAAAATCCTTGTTAGCGCGGATGCTGACTTAGGTACAGGTGTTGAAAACATTACACAAGAAATATCTCTTGATGTATCGCTTTCTAAAACCACCGATCTCGGACTTACATTAGCTGCTCCCGTTGCCAAGTAGTCCTACTCTTAGAATAACGGCAGTCTTTGAAAGGGCTGCCGTTTATAATGTTTGGAGAATAGATACATATCCTGGAGAAGTGTTTAAGCTTCAGTTGGATCATTTTCCCGTTCCAGTAGATTGGTTTGCAAACCATGATTCTGTTTTAGAGATTAAAGAATCTCCTGATTCGAGCTTTATAACTGTTAAAGCTTTGGAAGTAGGAGAAAGTTATATTATTGTTCAAGGAGCAGGTGGTGCATCCAATAAAATTTTTATCGTTGTATTAGAAGATAAAAAGGAAGATAAAGCCAAAACCCTTGATGTTACCTTCGGGAAACCTATACCGAAATAACGCACCCTTTGTTTTATTTAAACAATTCGCTCTGTGGGAACAAATTGTTTTTGCTATATAAAACAACCAGTGTTTTATTAACCTGATCACACCATACCTTATATGGGTGCATTGCTCTTTGCCCATAAGGATAAGCGTCTCTTAATTTTTTACGCATGGTTTTTTCATCGCAACCTTTATTTTCTTTTATCACTTGCAGGATTACTTTTTTTGCATGATCTCTCCAGGTATGTCTCATTTTATAAAAACTCTAAATGTTCAATATTAAATTCAAAGAACTCACATCCTTTATCTGTTTTAACTTTGCGTACTACTGCCTCGAATATATCCCGATCATTAAAGCTGTACTTTTTCTGTAGAACATCTTGTAGCGGTTTTACGGGATTATCCCAATCGCTTAAAGAATGGCTAAAGCCAAACTTATAGGTAACCTTATAAGGCGGTTCTGGCAATATTATTTTAGGCAATAAGAACAATAGATCTTTTTCATATTGTTTATATTTAGGAGTTTTAAATCGCTCACCCTGCCAAGCTTCGTTAACACTTAACGGTTTAATTTGTATTCTTATCATCTCTTAAAGGCTCTTATCGGGTATAATAATTTATACTCTTCGATAAGCTCCTTTTCCAATGCAAAAATTTTATCCCACCTTTCCAGCCCGACCAGTTCCTCTTTGTGATTATCCCACATGTGATGTTCATCGGGTCTCATTAACTTAATATTTCTTTTATCGAGCCTCATTTTAGGATACTGCGACTTTCGCAGAATATGAGCCATAAAAAAAACGCTCATTATATTTCCAAGGTTGGTTTTAGACACCTCTGATTTTCGCTCCCGTTCGTCCCATATTTCCCTGAAAACTTTTCCTTCGCCTGTAGCTTTCCTTACTCTTCTTATCGACCCTTTAATACGTTTTTCAGCAATTTTTTTCTCATCCGGCCTAAACATTATTATTTTTGTTTTTTTATTTTTTTCGCAAGTCCTCCTTTGCGACCAATTTCTGCCATGTGCGCACGGTCATTACTAACCGTTGTACCTCCCTTACGGCCAATCTCCGCCATGTGATCTGTATCGGCACTTACTTTAGTACCACCCTTTTTTCCAATCTCCGACATGTGTTTTTTATCCTGACTTATAGCCTTACCGCCCATTGTTGCTACTTTTTTTCTTGTTTCATCGGATGCTGATGCTAGTCCTCGTTTTGACATATTAGATTTAGATTTTAAAGTTTAGAATTGCGACTTACTTATACTTATTAATATTGCCTGACATACTACTTATACTTCCGGAAACATCTCGGCAGCCTACACTTCCACTCATAGTTTGTATGGAACCTTTTACATTTCCGTTTATCTCTATATCTCCGGACATGGTTTTTATGTTACCAACCTCGCCGGTTACATTTATTTTATTGCAATATTCAGCCTCGATCTTTTCAATATTTCCTTCCACAGTAATATTGATTTCTTTAGCATCCGGGGTAACATCTTGTCCGTTTACAATAACTTTGTTATTGCTAATGGTAATGGTGTTACCGTTAAAATTCATTCCATTTATATTAAATTTCGACATTTTAGATAATTTTTATTTTGGCCCAACCAATATAGTTGGAGGAAGTGGTAAGATTATGCCTATGGGTCTCCATAGATGCAAGACAAATGGGTGACAGTTTACGTATTGAGATTTTGGAGGATGGTATTGTATAACCGTATCTTCCTCTTCCCAGAATAAACTTTTTATAAAACACATTTCAGCCCAGGTAGGTGTTCGTTTAGTGTTTCCTTTAGTGTGATGGGCATGAACACTTACGTGCTCCCAGCCTCTGCCATCGGATGCAATTATAATAAACTGAACATCGTTTTGCGGAACGATAAAACCTCCAAAGTTTCCTGCGTTTGCAGGCGAAGCCATTGGACCATCTTTTATTCGGTATTGTTCGGGAACTTTAAACATTTTATATATTTTAGTTTTTATTCAAATAAATTTATTTGCGTGTTTGGTGCTTTAGCCCTGCAAGCTGCAATCCTGGCCTCACTTATTTTACAATACTCTTGTTCTTTTTCTATCAGTACATAGTTAAACCCTTCTTCCTCACAAGCAATCCCTGTTGTACCACTCCCGGCAAAAGGATCCAGACATATACCGCCTGGAGGTGTAACAAGTCTTACCAGGTATCGCATAAGACTTACTGGCTTAACCGTTGGATGATGATTTGCAACTTCTCTGGATCTATTCTCCGGATTTCTATTATTGTGAATTAACCCTTCATCGGTATGAATACCATAGCTTGCGTGTTTATTGTCTTTTAACTCAAATCCTTCAAGTCCTTTATTCCTTTCGCTTTGTGATGCTTTGGCGCAATAAAAAAAACGTGAAGCTCCTACCTTGCCGCTTTGTTCATCTAACATTTTTGAAGCTTCTTCATTAAAAATTATATTGGCTGGAAAACGGCCATCTTTACTTAAAACCTGAACCTTATCTGCTTCATGGTCTTGCATGCCCCAACCATCATTAACCTCTCTTACGTTTCTGTTAATAACTCTTAGGTCTTTTTCGTCTTGTTTTTGCAGGTCAATCCTACACCCATCAATATTAATCCCTCCAACACCCCATTTTAAAAAATTATCTGCTACTGTTCCTTCTATTGGTTTTCTTGCTACACATATAGGCTCGTTGGCTGGCTTTAAGGAGGTACCCCAGCCAGCCCATTGTTTTGCTTTGTTGCAAAGGGGAATGTCTTGAGGTCTTGGACATTTACATGGATTACTAGAGCCAAACCATTTTCCACAACTCAAACACTTCTGATTTCCTGTTATACCAATCTTTCTATCTAGGCCCTCAAAATTATTATCCCTTTCTGCCCCTGCCTCCTTATCAAGCGCCTTACTAACATCTAAGCTTTTAGGAAAGCCACTTCCATAAATCCATTGCATCTGATCTCTGATCTCAAAACCTGCATCTTCAATATTCACTACCATTCTATGATAGGTCCTGGTTCCTCCAAAACTTAAAACATGACCACCTGGCTTTAACACACGAAACACCTCTTTCCAAAATTCAATACTAGGTACTTGATGGTCCCACTTCTTACCCATAAACGTCAACCCATACGGAGGATCTGTTACCACTGAATCGAAATAATTATCGGGGTAAGCTTTTAACACATCCATGTTGTTTCCTTCAGTAATGGTTTGTGTACTCACGTGCTTTGTTTTTCTTTGATCAGTTCTTCGATACTTACTTCCATATCCTTGCAATCGATTTGAAATTGTTTCAATGCTAATCTTTTGGCATCGCATACGATCATCGCTTCTGTCTTAGGATCGTCACCAGACAGAATTTTTTTTGTGGTGTGGGCGAAGTCGATAGATTGTTGATAGTTTTCTGCGCGTTCGCTGGCGTACTGCACCTTTAAAAGGTGCCTGGCATGACCCATAAATTGTTTTTTAATTTCGCTGGTGAACGTTATCAGCCCTAGAGAATCCAGGTAGTCGTAAATAATATTACCGTAATCGAAAAATTTATACGTATCGGAAGTTACGAACAAATTGTGCGATTCGATAAAATTTTTAATGCAATCATTCTTGGCTTTTTGCTTTTCCTCTTCGGTTGGTCCTTTTGATTCTTCCAGTAGCATATATTTTTTATATTCGGACATAGCGGTGGGTTTTTTAGCCAGAAACACCGTAATGCCCCTGTAAATTTCTTTTACACTTAAACCATGAAACTCCCCAAGCTGGCCTCTTACCAGCATCCTTATGGACATGGAAAGCTCTTCCAATGACATAAATGAGAAATCACAAAACACATCATTGATCACTCTGGTCATAAGGATTTCTAAATCGGGCCTCTGCAAGTTAGAGCCACAATCAATATGCGCTGCATTGATCATTTCCTTAATCCGATCTCCGGCAAAGCCTTTTCTGTGTGAGTTTATTTTACGTTGCATTGCAGCCCAAACAATCTGTCTGCTTTCCTCTTTCATCAAACAGTTTTCGGGAAGCGGGAGTTTTGAATCGTGGTATAGTTGCAGGCCAGTCATTTTTTACCTAATTTTTCGTAGTCAATTTTTATTTCCTGATTCGCCTCGATCAACTTTTCAATTTTAGATTTGTTTTTATCCTCCGGATAGAATTTTTTATCGTTTCGCTTCCAAGTAACAAGCCGTCCGGCAATCTGGAATGTGCCCCCCTTTTTTTTGGCAATTTCCCATTTCATTTCATTTCCATTATTTTCGATCCAATGCCGGATAAAATCATTAAGCATTTCACGCGGGTACTGGTCCGAAAATTTTTCCACTTCCGAACAAAAAAAATCTGATCTTTCTTGTATCGTTTCCTCTTTATTATTTACTTTACTTATCTTATCTTTACTTATCTTATCTTTAGAGGCGTTACGAACGTGTTCGTAACGCGTTACATTTTTTTCATTTCTCTGACATTCACGCCATTGCCGAATACGATCATTGTTTTTTTCATTTTTTATGTGGTACTTTTCACTAAACTTTAGCAATTGTTCGTTGAAAGTTTCACCATTGTTTGACGAAATAAGTTCGATTTGTTCCATAAACTTCCAACATTTTTCAAGCTTTTTTCCGACTTTTAATTGTGATTTTAGTACCACCGTTTTAATCGGTTTTTCCTGTAATGCAACTTTTTCCAACAGCGTATAAAACAACCCTAATCCTTCGTAACCAAATTCTAAAAACAGCTCTGCTATTTTCTCGTCCTGAAAGGATGTAGTACTGTGGAGGTAATACTTCATAATCTACTACGCTCCTTATTTATGCTAAACTTAACCACCCATAACCAGGGATTTTTTTTTAAACTTTCACTTCCATTTATGTCAATCCAAATATTAAAAAATCCTTCCCGGTAACTCACTTCAGAAATTTTACCAAAACCCAATAAACCGCCCAATGAAACCCCTTCGGCCATTGCGCTTTCTTCGGTAAGATCATGCAATCGTTCTACACTAATTTCGTTTACTGTAAGCCATAGTCGGGAATGTTCTTTTTTAAGATGGATAGAAGGTTTCCATTTAACCCCTCCCATTATCAGATCAATAGCCAATGTCAGATCTGATCTTTCAGCATAATAGATAATACCATCTGTGCTGGGCGAAAACGGTAAAATATTAGCCCAGCTTTCCCGTACATAAAGGAGATCTCCTGGACTGCCATACGGACATTTAATGGTAAACATTTTATCATCATTTTTATTACGAAACACAGCACAGGAGCGACCAATATCAATCGTATCAACCTCTCGCGCGCACAACGCAAGCTCCCATTGATCCGGGTTTAGATTTATCATCTGTAAACCCGCAAGTCTCCTGGTCTGTGTTTTTATTTCTTTACAGATTGCCTGCACCATTTCTGTTTGGAAGAGTATCGGGTATTCTTTCATTTTTATTTATTTGTTAATCCCTTTCGGGAGCCGTCTTTCCGTGCTGTCATTAGGTGTACCTAAAATCATAAGCTCTATATGTGGGGTTTTAGAGCCTCTTTAAACCTCGGCCTCCACTAGCCGCCGCTTCCTGGTGTTTCCACTTCTGCGGGCTTTCGCATTACATCGCTTAGGGGTTGTTCCGGTGGCAGGGTTCGAACCTGCATGATTGAGTTTTATCCGGGATCCCGCCTTTAAGACTTCGGACACTTTGCGCTTGCACCGTCCACCGTTTGGCCTACCAACTCTGCGCCTAATGCGAGTTGCTCAATCTATCCGATAAGCGTCTACAATGAGATTGGTGCCCAGCCAATCCCTTCCGCCACACCGGAAATTTTTAATGTTCGATCACTACTAAATCATCCTCAAAAAGGGTTACTTCTGCATCGATCAGTTTTCCACCTTCGGTAACGATTAACTCTTCGAGCTCCTGGCTTTCTAAATAAACACGGATGGTTGAATCGGTAGCATCCGTACCTATTTCAATCCGAAAGGTGCAAGCTGGTTGTCCTACAAAAATTGGCATAGTAAGCACGAACTCTAGTTGGATATTGGAGGTAACTTTTTTATCAATAAGCTTCCTTTCGTTTCCTTTGATGTCCTGCTTCTGTTCTAAATCAGTTTCAACTTTAGCGGTCATGGTATTAAGCGCGGTAACCACATCCATATTTTGCTCTTTTTTCGCAAAAAGATGTTTCCGCATCTTTAAAAACTGTGCAAGATCTTTTGGAGTGCGGTATGTTTTGGTGTTCACCGAAAAGTCTACCAGGTCCGGGTTAATAATTAGCCTTCCGGTAATGGTATCGCAGAAGTAATCCCTTTCGTTAATATTTAAAATGATCTCCCTGGTTTTTTTGGAAAAGGTTACATGCGCCTTTTGTTTATCAATAAGTTCATGCCTTTTGTTATAAAATGCGCTAGGGCTGGTAATAGAGCCAACAATATTCAACGGAATTGGCTCACGAACAGGCAAAGCCACACCATGTCGAATAACAACCTCGTTGGTGTCCGGATATAAATTGAGATTAAGTTTTTCCTGATTTTCCATATATAAATAATTAAACTGGTTAAATGATTAAGCTGTTTTAGACTGATCGATAGAAAACACCCTGGCTTGTCCGGTGCGTTCATGCGGAAGTAATGGCCGGCTTTGTATTTCTATTCCGTTACGATCATAGTAGATCATTTTACGATTTTCCTGATCATCGAACAGGTACACTTCGCCTTCTTCCTCTTCGTACTTACGCTTAATTCGAGTGTGAATACCTTTCGCCTCTGTTTGCAGCTCTTTAATCTCTGCTTTAAAGGGGGCTGCTGCTTCCTGTAGCAGATCTTCTTTTTCTGAAATTACGATTGACTTATCGGCGAACTCAATCTTAAAAGTTTGGATTTCCTCTTCGGTAAACGGTCTGCGGATCTTCATCACTTCTTTTTTAAAGCAATTTGTTTCCAGTAATTGCAGGCGTTCTTCCGGTGACTCCTGTGGTCTGAATTGATTTTCCATAGATTAAAATTTAATTGTTAGTAATTAGTTAACTGGACCCTTTGTGGTAGTTTGTGTTTTTATTTCTTTTTGATCATTCATAATACTCATTAGTATTGTTTCTTTTAACCTTGAAACCATATCATTCTTCTCTATTTGATTAACTACTCTATAAAGTGTATAAAAAATAAAGGCGGCTTCTCGTTGGTTTTGTAAAACAAAACCATTTTGTTCCATTAAGGTTAAAGCATAGAGTTGGTTTGTACCAGATTTATCCAACGCCTCTTCCATTGAAGCAGAAAGCATTTGGAGAATATCATCTACTCTTTCTTTAACTATGCCAAAGGCTTCGAACATATCGTCTGTGTGAACATCTTTGATGTATTCGGTAAGTTTCATGTGTTATTCGTTTTTAATTTGTTTAACAATTGATTGAGTTTAGCTTGCCTCTTCGAATGTTGTTTCTTCTCCAAAAGTGTCTGCTATCGATTTTTTATTTTTGGGGATAGTTTCAAACCCCTCATTATTATTTTCAATTTCTAGCACGGCAGAAAGCTTTTCGTTTTTATCGGCGCTTCCGGAAACAAGTGTTTTAAAATCTTTTTTGATCTTTGTTTTGCAGATCATTTCTTCCCGCCAATTTTTCCAGGGACTAAAAGAACTCGTTGCTGACTGGCTACTTTTTTCTGCTTTTAGTATCTGCCAGTAAGGAGTAAATTGAGTATAGATAACCGTGTTATCCATTAAAAGAACCTGACTATAAACTCCCTTATACTCACGCTTCTTTTGCTCCTCTTCGGTTTTAGCATAAATCTTAATATGATTAGGAGCCAGAACAGGAGAATTTGATTCTTCAAAAACCTCGTCCTCGTACACAATGATTGCCTGAATGTCTTTAAGACAGCCGTAATCTTTAAGAATCTTAACTAAGCCTTTATAGTCAAAATCAAGAATACATTCAGTAATGTATTGTTCACCGATCTTCTTTTTTCGCGGGATAAGATGAGCTAGTTTCATAATTGGGTTAAGCGTAATTCCTGTGCGCGCTACGTTAACCACTGCGTTTACAATACTGTCAAGAGTACATTTTTGTAAGTCCTGACTTTGTTGAATTAGCTGGCTTGCAAATCCCATTTCAACTTTAGTTCGTTCTGGATTTATTGCTAAGAATTTATTTTCAGCCTTGATTAATGCGTTTTGCCAAGGCTTATAATTCTTTGCAACTTGTTCAGTAACTTTTGGTTCTTCCGGCTTGGCAGGAACATTCCCGCTATTATCGGTCAGCGATAATTGTTTTTTTTCAGTCATAAGTTTTGATTAAATGATCAGATGGTTTGCCTTGTATTTAGCGTATTCGGGAAGGATGAGAGGCAAGATTCCATCTTCACGTTCACTTTGAATATCGTAGCCCTTGTAAACATTTGTTTCACGGGCTTCTTTTAAACGGAGCAGGGCCATATTTACTAAGAAATTTCCGACCTCTAAAAAATCGGAAACCATGTTAACTTCGAACTCACTATTAATGTCGTAAATAGTACAGAGATATGGGCGCTTAGTTTCGATAGTAATCATATAACCGGTTTTTGGTCTGTATTTTACCGGCAGCACTTTATGCAAAACTCGCATATAAAAAGCTTCGGAAACATGATAGTTTAAATTCGCTGCATGTTTTGAAAACCCTTCCGGTGAGCCGTCCTGTGTAGATTTAACAGAAACGTAATATTGTTTTTCCAAATTTATTGCATCTGGCCGTACTCGTACTTTAACAGCGAAAGATTCATCAACCTGTAGCTCCGAATAGAAACTATGTTCCACCAGGGTACCTTGCATAAGCTCCATCGCTTTTTTATTACTGCGAATGGATTCACCCATAATTATAAGCTCTTCCATCATTTTATCAGAAACAAGGGATCTTCCTTGTTGCATAGCTAATTCCATTGTAGCTGCGCGATGTCGTTTGTTTTGAGTGTTCCTAAAATCCTTATCAGGATAAGGTTTCATCTCGTTTGTGTAATGAAGGAAGCGTTTATGGAATTGGTCGGGTTCCAGCAGCAGACAATGAATTGCGGAGCCTTTGATAAAGTGTTCTTTTTCTTCTTCATCATCCTCTTCTTCCAGTGCTGACTTATAATGTTGCGTACTGTTAAGAAGCTGCTTTACCTGGCTACTTGAGAGGTAATCTTTTTTTTCCAGGTATTCCTCAAAGCTATCCTGAATACCAAAGTCGGGGGTATTAACGGCCATTAATATAATTGATTGAGTCTGTTAAACATTTAATTTGTTCGTTCTTTGATTTGATTGTTTTATCCTGGGAGTAACATGTGTAACAAAGAATAGCAACCACTAATAGTAGTAGCTTAAACCCATATTTATAGGGCCTGTATCTTTTAGTGATCCGGTGATACTCCATTGAATACGGTAATCCCGTATCAAGATCATTTATCATTCTACTTGTTCTCGTATACATTTTATTCGATTTCAATGATAACTGCTGTAGGACAAATAGCCCTGATTTTAGCTTGTATAGATCGTACAGAACCGCGAAGTACTTCTGTATGCGTTTGATCGTAAGCTTTGAATCTTACAACCCTTACGTCCTGGTCTGCCTTTTCCATTTCATGTTGAATTTTCTTTTCCATTTTGTCCTCCATTTCTTCCTTTTCAAATGGATTCATGGAATTATTTTTTTTTAAATTTCCTGTCTGTTTTTTTAGTGTATTCGGGGTGCTTTGATTTCATCGCTGAATAATATTCTCGTTTAGCAATCTTAATTTTATCCTTTTCGGATTCAGGGATTTTCATGGATTTAATTTTTTATTTGATTTCCCAATCAGATAAGCATGAAGTGAGCTTTTGAGATATAGAACATCTTTGCCGGGTTTACTTGCTATGATCGGACTTCCAGGTTCGTCCCTGTATTTTGTAAGTGTAGTAACGCTTATATTCATAAATTCACATGCTTGGTCTGCTACTAACCATATTTCTTTTTGTCCTTGCATTTCTTCCATAACAACCTTAATAGTGTTTATAGCTACGCTTTTTACAAGCTCATCAAATGCAGGTGTGTTTACTTCAAGGAGATTAATAGTTGACATGATTATTTTTTTAGGATTAATTCCTTTTCGCTTTTTAGAAGATCAACCATTTGTTCAAGCTTTTCGGTGATTTCCTCGTTTGCAGATTGGGTTTGCAGACAAAGGCGAAAATCCTTTTTTATCTCATCTGTATTATCATCTGGAAAATACCGCTTAAAGAAGGTCCAGGTGTCTCTTATTTGCATACTCCTTAATGCTACCTTTGTAAGGATCACTCTAATCTTTAAATATTCGCTTTCCGTTAGATGGTCTGATTGTATTATTATTTTTGACATAACCGATATTATTATTATCTTTACACGTGTACATTGCGTGGTGCAAAATTACATTTAAAAATGTAACACATTTAAAATATTTTTAAAAATTTTTTAAAAACGCGATGGAAAGCCCTAAAATCGCAGACTTCTCAAACGGACAACAATTATTGTGTATAAGGATTACATTTTAAACTGTAACAGTATGGAAAACCCCCTTAAAATGGACATCAATGAGCGCATCAATGAGCTTATAAAAGTTTTAGGATTAAATATAAATAGTTTTGCTAGGGGATTAGGAATGCCACGTAGTACGGTTATCAGTCAAATTGTAAAAGGCATTATAAAAAATGGCGCTCTAACATTCACAAAGCCAAGCTACGAGACGATTATCGCTATCGTTACATTTTATAAAGTAAGTCCCTCTTGGTTATTATTGGGCGAAGGGCCTATGTTTAGTGTAGATGTAAGTATTGTAGATACTAAATTTTTAAAGGAAAAAGATGAACGAATAGCTATGCTTCAAAAAGCTTTAGCAGAAATGGTATTTCAGCAGGAGTTACTTGAAAAGACGATAGCGCAGATAGGAGGCGGGCAAGACCAACATGAAGTGATTGATATTATAAGGGCACGATTTGAAACTTTTGCAAAAACAACAGCGCAGATACCACAGGGACAAAAAGTTGCTATTAACAGACAAAACCCGTTACGCGATCACATTGAAAAAAACATAAAAAAGCCAAAGACAAGTTAATTTTCAAAAGACACTCCAAGGACACAGATAAATTTTGAAATTTGTTCGTTGTTTAGCGTATAGAATCGAATAAGGGTATGATAGTGAATATTATGGTTATCATCTACAAGAAACCAGAACCTAAAAATGGACTCTAAAAACAGCTTACTCATCATAAGACAATCAGTGGTCCTACTTTCTATAATCACAGGATAATTTTCATATTTTAAAAGCCCAATAATTTTAATCATTTTCGAAATATTCTCTATCTCTCTTTTTGTCTTTTTATCTGGCTCTTTAATAGAAGTTTGGTACAATTCAAGGATGTAATTCAAGGCATCGGAAACTACATCATAACCACCTGTTTTTTTAATAATAACATGGTCGAAAAAACTGTTGTTATTGCTTCTCATCTTGATTTTTAATAATGGTTAAATAATATGATCGGTGAAATCAGTGTACAAAGGAAGGTACAGAAAGAAAGCTGTTGTGGTTACATTTAAAAATGCAAAATGCAAACGTACAACTTTTTTGCAAAGATGTACAAAAAAACACACACGAAAAAAGATTAAAAGACAGAGATTGTCTTCATGTAAGATAAGTGTGAAAATAGATTGGTTTTGAATAGAAGGATTAGCTTGGTTTTTTTTCTTCGAAATGCAAATGCTCTACCACCCTTTTGTTTATCAGAAGTGAATCTTCGTAATGATCTCCAATTATTTTATCGGTAGTATGTCCGGTAATTTCTTTAGCCCGATCACCAGAAATAGCTTTGAGATAAGTGATATAAGTTTTACGTAAACTCTTAAAACTTATCTTTGGTCTTGGATTTTCGATTTGCAAATAGTAATGTTTAAATCCTTTACACATACTATTATTTACGTAAGCTCTATTCGTTATTTGTGGAGCAATAATATATTCATCTTTCCCTTTCTTTTCTTTCCAGCCAATTTCTAATAAGAGGGTAGCCAATTGTGGGGTAATTGGAATTTCTATTGGTTCCTTTTCATCCCCTAACTTTTTATTTAAGATACGCTCAACCTTGTAATCATTATAGGATAGTAAGCCACCAAGTAGTTCTCCGGTTTCTTTATATGGCAAAACATCAATCCATTTTAGCATGACAAGTTCTTCTGCTCTTCGGCCTCCGCCTAACAAAGCTAGTTTAATGGCTGTTTTTAACCAGGGACGATACATATTTTTATTTAATACTCTAGGGCTTTGGGCTCTGGTATTATAATGAATGGAACAAATATGGTTACCATTGTCGATCTTATCTAATACTTGATGATACTCTTCCATGAGTGCCATTTTGGGTTTTGTTTTAGATGATCTGCGCTCAATATGTTTGAATGGGTTTTTACAAGGGTAATCGGCATTAACAAGGAATTCAAAGAATCTACTTACGCAGTCTACATAGGCATTGTATCTGTATGAAGTAATTGTTTTACCATCTTTTTTCTTCTTATTAATAACGAACGTATAATATTTACCTGCATGTGAATCTGTGATTAAACGGATAGGAGTATCTTTTCCTATACATACTTTTAAAACGTCTAATATTGCATAGTTATCTTTGAGCCAGCGAGGATTGCGGTTATGCTGCCTATGCTCTGGTACATTTTCATTGCGCAAAAACTTTTCATAAAACTCAATCGCTGTGCCTATGGTAATATCTTTATCTGTAGGCTGATTGTTTTCTTTGTTAGGGTCATACTTTTCTATTTCATCCCTTAATTGTTTACATGTAATGAATGGCAATCTTTTTTCATTCGCATTAATATAGTTTATAGCTCTATCTTTTAAATTACTTATTTTTTGATTGGCCTCCGCACAATTTGGAAAAGGATCTTTTTTTAGAGTTTTAATAGAAAGCTTGCCTTCATCCCATTGAGGGATTGTACAAGAAAGTTTTGTTTTGATTGGTAAAGTATCTCCAAGGTGGCAGATACGAATTAAGATTGGATAGGTCTGATCCTCTTTGGAGCGACGTTTATCAAAGTAGATATATGCTGAAGCCATCGTTTATTAATTTGCCAGTAATTTGCCAGTAAAATGTTATTTCATCTTGTTTCATCTTGTTTCATCCGAGATAAAATCTTTGAAATTTTAGTAAATTTAAGTGTTTGGGCAAAGATGAAAGTAGTAATTTCTAGTTTAGAAAACTGTTGCTCTATCCAGTTGAGCTAAGGGATCAAAACTTATATATCCTTATCTAGTGCTGTGTTGCACGAATTTGGCAAATTTGATTTACCAAAATAAATACTTCCATTTGCCAGTAATTTGCCAGTAAAGTATAAAATTGGTTCATTTTGGTTCATTTTGGTTCATTTATATGATTATCGAGTGCAAAGTTAATAAATCTATTTACATACACGTGGATCAACATTATACTAATTTGTTTTTTGAATGTTTTCATTTTCTTATTATTGAATGAAAGTACCAGTGCTGTGCTTTGTTTTTAATTTTCTCTATTTCTTCCGCTGTTGGAGTTGATTGCCCTGGCAGCACGGCAAAAAAATCCAGATAATTTCCTCTGTTTACACTAAAAATCATTAAGGGCTGTTTTTTTAAACAAATAACAAATTTAGCTCCCGGTAGGGTTGGCACATTATCGGAGAAAATAAAATTCGGAAATGGATTATTAGATTTAATTTTAGCAATCATTTTTAGTAATTCAGGATCTTTAAATAACTCTTCAATTTCCTGATCGGAGGCTTTTGTAAGCCGTTGATCTATCTCAATTAAAATAGCTTTACAGTAAACACAAACGTGCAGCTTATCGCTTACCTGTGATTCAGGAGTTACGATCCTTTTGCAATTGGGACACATCATACTTTTTATATTTCAGGCTTGTTTAAAAATTTTTCGCAGGCTTCTTTTATGGCTTTAATTTTCTTTGTGATATTTTTTAGTTGTTCCGGTGTAAATCTTTCATTTACTAAATTCTGGTTAAGTTTATTTTGAAGTTCCCCCCTGCTTATTCCAATTGATTTGGCAAAATTAGATTTCTTTATGTCGGCTAATTTTAATAGCTCTGTTAGTTTCATTTTTCTTCCCTTTATTAACGTTCAAATATACAGTTATTTTTATTTTACGTTTGATTGCTTTTTTAAATTTCTTTATTACATTTGTCCTGAGTCCAATGACTTGTTATTGAAGCCCTAATTTTGTAGGGTATGTATAACAAAATTGTGATTTGCTTTCAAAATGTAGTCCCCGGCATATACCGGGGACTTTTTTATTTGTCTTTTAAAATTTGTATGGCATAGTCTAAAATTTTGCCTCAGTATAAATGTGTAATATTTGTTACTTCTAGTTCGGTTTACTTTTTGGTTCGTTCTAAAAATTCTCTTGCAAAAGTAACAGCGGCTTCTCTTGCCATTTGAAGTGTAGGCATTTGGATTGTTTCCTCAATCTGGAACCCGTGTTTTTTCACTCGACAATAAAATGTATCTGATAATTTATGATCTGAAATGATAACCTTATAAGGGATAAATTCTAAAAAAATTGCAGCCCAGGTTTCAGCGGCTTGCCGGGCAAGCTCAGGGGCTTCATAGGGGTATGAGTTATGAATTCTTGTTGCATTGTCCCATATACTGCATTTGTACTCATCTCGTACTGGATGATATTTTTCAATAAACTTAAAAGCATGAGCATTCTTTGAGTTTTTCATTTGGCTTTACCGTTACTGTGGTTCTCAGGTTCTTAAATGATGGTTAATTATTACAAACTTTTGGGCTGAAATTTTGCCTCATTGTAAGCGTTCGATACGTTTGGCGCTTGGCACAAGTGGCATTTGTGGCATTTTATTCGTGTCGTTTGTGCCATTAGTGCCACAAACGCCAATACTATTTGTTAGTAGTTAAGTTTATTCATTTCTCATTGGTTTATTTTGCAATGCTATTTATAAGCTCCAATAATTTAGCGGCGGATTTCGCTTTAGGATCAAAGCATTTACCCCCTATATGCCAATTGTATTTTGATTTCCTGAACTCTTCTACTTCTGGGTATCGGCTATGATACAAATTAGTTGATTTGTAATCGTATATTGTAACGATTTCCCCTGTTTCGGTATCTTCCAAAACCCATTCGGTAGAAACTTTGTCCCCGCTTTCCCCATTAGGCTCTCCAAATACCTCTACTAACTGGTTAAAAGTTATTGGTTTTGTCTCTCCAAATAACCCCGTGTTAAGAGGTTTATTTGTTGGTTTAAATGTGTGTTTCATGGTAGTTAGTTTTTTTGTGGTTAATTACTAAATTTCGCCTTATAATAGAGGGCTGATAAGGTTTATTTTCAGTTACGTTTAATTCTTTTGCTCTTCTTTCCAGGTTGCTTCAAAATCAAATTGTTATATAGTAGTAATTTTTTGTTTCGGATATTTCTACAGCAAAATCTACCGTAGTCCTACAAACAAACGCTTTCTTAATTCGATCTTTATATTCAAAAATGGCATAACATTTACCGTTTTTAATCATATAATCTGTGTAAAATGTTCCTATAGGCTTTTCTATTTTATATTTTTCAGGCCCATGTTTATATGCGTCAATCATTGCTTGTTTTGCATCTTTAAAAGTTACCGGAGTATCTATATTTAACTTTTTCATGCAGGCCCAAAATTTTACTTGTTCCTTAGTTGGATCAAATGGTTTCTTTTTCATGGTAGTTAGTTTTAAATTTTTGCAAGAGTTTCACTTATTTCTTTTAAATCGTTTTCGTGTTTTTCATCCCAAAAATCCGGTGCATCGTACTTTAAATTTGTAAGCGCGGCGGCGGCTCTGAGTAAAGCAAGTTTCATTTCTGGTGCTGCTTTTAATAATGGAGCAATAGCGGTTAAATTTTTAGTATTTTGTTTTGCCGGAAATTCGCCGCCGTCTTCATTATGATCCTCTTGTGCTGCAATTTCTTCGTATGCGAGGGTTATTAAATCTTCAATAATTTGTTTTTGTTTTTTAATGGATACGTTTTTCTCTTTTTTAAACGGGGCTTTTTCTATTTTACCTCCGAACATTCGAGCCTTTTTAATAGCCTCCCCCCTTGTATACTCAATTGGATTATCTTCGTGCGGATAACCTAAATATCCGTTTTTATGTTGATCTTCCTTTGCTGTGTGACCTATGAGTAATTTTACTCTGTACATTTGATTTTTCATGTTGTTTGTTTTAAATTTGGTTAAATTATTTTTATATTTTTCCTTGGTCTGCAAAACTGTAAAAACTTTCATTTGTTAAAATAATGTGATCTAAAAGGTTTATTTCTAAAAGTAGCGCAGCTTGTTTTAATTTTTCTGTTAATTTTATATCTGCATTGCTTGGTTCATAATTTCCCGACGGGTGGTTATGGCATAGAATTATAGCGTGTGCGTTCATTAGTAATGCAGCTTGTAAAACAATTTTGGTATCAACTACGGTTGCTGCTGTTCCTCCAATGGATATTTTAAAAAACCCAATAACCTTGCACCCTCTGTTTAATCCTATCATTGTCATTTCCTCTATGTAGTCCATTTTATTAGACCACATAGCGCGAAAGATTTCTACTGATTCGGTGGAGTTGCTAATTTTTTTCATTTGACTGAGCGGCCTCTTTGATTTATAATTTAGTTCAACCTCTGAAACTAAATTTCCTGCGAATAAATTTGTCTGGTTTTCCATCTTGTATATATTGGTTAAAAATTTCGCCTATTCATTTCTCATTGTTCCATCTTCTTCAAACGTATAACCGTTCGCCTCAATTGTTTCAATTATAGATGTATCACTTTGTAGATATTCAGATTCCTTTTGTAACATCATGGAATAATCTTCCAAAAGAGATTTTAAAAAATCCTCTTCCATTTCGTTCGCCTTTTCGTCAAAATCTTGCGTATCGCCGTTATCAATTTGTTGCTGGTATTCGCTTACAAGTTTATCCCAATCCTCGATAAAAGAAGCGGCTGTTTTATATGTTTCGCAATGTTTCCCGTGATTCTCTTTTATCTTATGGGCTACTTCATAAGCATTTAATAAAAATTCTCCTTCTGCGTGCCTATTCCTATCAAGTCCGAAGTATGTAATTTTCAAACCAATATTTTTAGCGTCTTCGTAAGTAGTGTTCCACCAATCATAATAAACATTTAAATCTCTTAAATTGTTTAATGCGTTTTCCTTTGCGTCTTCGCTTAATTCTTTAAACTCGTAAATATTTGTTTTTATAGTTTTCATGTTATTTATTTTTTAAGGGTTAAAGATTTATTATGTGCATTTAATGTGTGACCATATCCGGCATAACAACAATAGCATAAACTATTATATTTTATATTTTCGGATATACTGGAAGACAAATCCGTTATTCCGTCACACATAACACTTTCAAGTGTTTCTTCCCCTGTTCTTTTAGATTTCCATAGATCCATTCGAAAAAAGCTATTATCTACCGGAAAATAGTATTTAGGCGTGCTAAATCCGTATGTACATTCGAAAGGTTCAGCGAAGGGGATAATTATGTTTTTCATTTTTGTAGGGGTTTTTAAAGGTTTAAAAATCATTATTAATAAGTTGAATTTTTGCCTCATTGTAGAGGGGTGTATGGTTTTACTATTTGTTAGCGTTAATTAGTTCTTTCCATTATTTGTGATAAATTCCATTATTAGGATGTGGGTAAAAGCTGCCTTTATCCCCCTGTTTAGTGAATCCCATTGAACTATCATTTAACACAGTATCAAATAAGTGGTTTATATTTAGTGCGTTCCTGTGGCTTCTTAAATTGATTCGCTGGTGTACATTAAACTTCTTACACAGGCTTTCAAATGAATGTTTGGTTATACTTTTCATAGCAGCTATCTTTAATTTTTAGTTTTTAAGAAAACAGTACTTTTAATACCTCTTTCATTTCCGGGGAGACTTTTAATTTTATTCCATTGTTCTATATATTCCTCTGTAAGCCTTCTACGTTTAATTAGCCGATGCGGGGATGGTTCATTATCATTATAGCATTTAAGTTGCACCTTTGCGGCTTTAAATGTTTCCTCTGTGGTTGCATCTTCCCAGCCTTGACCGTAATACCCCTGTATTACATAATCGAATGTCCATTTATTTATCTTTTTCATGTCTTAAATTATTACTGTTAGTTAAATCATATCATAATTAACACCCGCATATTTTTTCTTTAACTCACTATTCCAGGGAAGATTTAAAAACAATGGTATCCAATGCGCTCCATAAAAAGAATATCCGCAGCCCCTTACAAATAAGATTTGGTTAAAGTCTCCTAGCCCTTCAATAATCCCGAACCCCGCTTCAATAGCTGCGTTTATAACGTTATCATATTCTTTCTGTTTAAACTCGAAACAAGTGTTCCACATTGGATAATTCCTTTGCTCTATCTCTTCTCTTGCTGTTTCATATTCTGGGCACTCCTCAACGGTTTTATACTTTCTTTTCAATTGCTTTGCTGTTAAATTTGAATATTCGGCGATATTATCGAAAGTCAATTTCTCTTGCCTTATACATTCCATCAAACTGGTATTTTCTTTTTCTGCTACTATATTTAATACATCTAATTGTATAAAATTAAATGTCTCTACCCATTTAGATGTAAGGCTTCGTAATTCATTTGCAAGATTTAAATTTTCTTGTTCTGTTAATTTTTTAGTTTTCATATTTTGTTTTTTAAGGTTATTATTTAATTAGCTTCTTTTTTTATTATAATTAAACATAAGTTCATAGTTTATATACAAGTCTCTTTTAGTGTATGAGCGAAAACCAAAAACAACATGCTCAATATCCCAGCCTTGTATTACCATACTTTCGATTAAATAAACTATCATTTTTCGTCTGGTTAATTTTTTAAATTCGTTTAATGTTTTCATAGCTACAGTTTAATAAATGTTAATACCAAATGTTGTTGAACAAAACAATAGAACGGCAATAAAAATAGACAAAATAAAACTTACAATTAGCTGCGGATACGTGTATAAGGTTTTCTTGTTAATTCCTTGTAATTATCATACTTTCTAAATTCGCGCCTCACTCCATTTACTTCTACTATTATAGCCGTCCCTTTTGATTCCCATATAAGTAAGCCCGTTACTATTTCGATTCCTTGAAAGTTATACCTCTGACCTTTTCCCTTTCTCCACAAATTATGCTCTAACTGAACCCAGATTTTTTTATTTTTTATTTTTTTTGCACGTTCTGAATCTTTACGCTTTTTGCAAATATTATATAATCGTTCTATTCTTGTTTTCTTTTTAACCTCCAAAAAATCCGCGAAATTTTTAGCTTCAGTTCTTTTATTATGCAATTCCAATGCTGTAAAATCTTTAACATCTATTGAAATAACTTCATAAATTTCATTGCTTGCATTATATTTTGCCACTACCCAGCCGGTTAGCTTATTATTAGGCACATCTGTAATGCAATGGTAACTGCCTTGACTGTAAAAATTCCAATGATCTGAAACACGTATAATATTATCAGGTGTATTGTTCCATGTTTTACCCTCCTTAGAGTAAAATGAGCCGCTTGCATAGCGGTTATAAGGCGAAGCACTTACGCAAGTGTTTAATACGTAATTTCGCAGTTCTGCGGGCATTGCTAAAATTCCTGTTTCTATTTTCATTTTTTTTGGTCTATTATATTAAATTTAAATTTGGTTTTAATTTGTTAATACATTTTCCCGAAGGGAACCAGGCACACGAAACCCATTTTTTCCCATTCCAAATAAGTCCAACCCAAATTTTTGCAGTTGCATTAAATATTAGGTTATGAACCTTTACACCTGTTTTCGTTTCTATTGTATTTTTAAAGTTTTTCATTATTATTTACCGTTGCTGTGGCTCTCAGTTTTTTAGTGTTGGTTAAATTTTTAGTTTTTAATAATGATTTTATAAAGGTCATTTAGTCTTGTTGTTGCCTTCAATATATCCGCTTGTTTTTTTGCCTCTTTTTTATTTTCCGCAGTAATATTTATTGTTTGTAATTCATTCCCTTCTTTATCTTCTAAAATCAGTTTGAAGTTTTTCATGTTATTAGTTTTATATCTTATTACGCTACTTTTTTTAAAAGGTTTCAAGATAGTTGTTATTATTGAATACGAATCTACACAAACGTATTGACATAGCAAATTTAATACATTGTATTGTAACACGTGCAGGCAAAGGGTTTTATAATATACACTATCTTGAAAGCCTTACTACCAAAGGACAATAACAGAATGAAAATAAATATTTAAATAAATTATTAAAAAACAATGAAACACAATGAAAAGCAATGCAGTAAAGGGATTGAGCTATATATAATATATTTGAAGGTTAAAAGATTAGTAAGCTTAGTAAGAACTAAAGTATGAGTAAAAACTAAAGTAAGACTAAGAATAAAACGAACAGCTTTAGATCAAATCAAAACAATCCAGCGGTTGCACCCCCGAAGGGGAAGATAACACCCACCCAAACCAAACAAAGAATTAACAGCAGCTTAAACAAGATCAAAAAAAAAACAACCTAACTAAATAACAATACATCATATATATTAAACGTAAATACTATAATTAAAAGCAAAGGCGCGCAAACGTAAGCGGGTGATACATTACCATTACCATACATGAGATCGTTCGCCATATCAATGCTAATGCAGCCATATTATTTAGAATCATTCTAAATAAGGTTAAAAAGCTGTTTTAAGTGCATCTACGTTCAAATGGCTTCATTTGGTTGACTTTTTGAGTAAATAAAAAAAAAGGTAATCATATTGAACCATTACTCAATAGATGAACGTAGAATAGGGTAAATTCCTGAATTATAGAAATTAACTTTCCTTTTAGCTCAAAATAAAGCTCAAAAACCCTCAAATTGAACGAATTTTACCGGCTGGAGACAAAAATACATAGCCGCTTATACTTGTCTTATAATTATTATTATGTTAAATAGAATTGAACTATCAATGTTTTCTTGCCCATTTAGGCAGTATTTAGCTTATCCCCTACCCTATCGCTTTCCTTTTACAGTTGTAGAAATATAAGATCCCCTATAAGGCAAAATATATAAGGCATGAATAAATAAGCTAATGAATAATAGATCGTGGAACTAAGCGCAGGAAAAGCCCCTAAAAAAAGCATTCTTTTTTGTACAGGGGGCCGCCTTGATTCAAAAATACATTCTCTTTTTACTGACCGGCAGGGGTCATATTATACCATTATACTCCTACTAAGACAAATCCACTTTGGTTATTGGTATTGTTGATTGATTCCTGCTAGTACCTTTTCAATTTAGGATTGGTATTGTTGTTAGATTGTATTCTTACTAACATAATCTTTCTCTTGGTTATAGGGAACAATAGTTGGTTGTTGGGTGTTACTCTTTACTAAGACATTTCTGGTTTATGTAGTAGAATAATTGTCTTTTGTTTGTTATATAATCTTGGTAGGGTTAACGAGGGTTATGGTCCCTTTTCACAGTCCCTTTGTTCTTTTAATTCAAATCGTTTAACCATTCTGTTATACATTTTGAGTTCAAAGGAAAGATCTTCTTCATATCGGATAGCTCGTGTTTGCCATTCTTGAAAGCAGGTTTTACAGTAGTAAGAATTTAACACGGCGATATAAAATCCAGTGGTGGGTTTTTCAATACAGGAGTCGCAGAAACCGGGACCAATTTGCATGATTTCCTGATCTGACATTTCCAAAATGAGGAATCCGGAAGAGTGGATGATTTGTTTAGCCATGTATATTTTTTATATCCGAGCCATCTTAGATACTCCCTATATGTGATCGCATATAATTTCGTGTTTTTGCCCAAAATCGATGCGATCACATATAATAAACTTAGGTTATTGTGTTTCTTTGATCAATTTCTGCCTTTATCATAGCACATATTTCAAAGTTTTCTGCTTGCTCGTTGGTTATGAGCATATTTTCCAGCCAATCTGTCGGACATGATCTAAATAATAAGGGATAGTTATTACAAAATAGTTTCATCTCAAATTCTTCGGCGAAACAATTGTGTTCAGGTAGAAATACTTTCATTGGTTGGGATCATAGTAGTTGAATTCTCATAGTCATGTCATGCTGGGCGGGTTGATCACCGCCAGCATAGGGAAAGTTATACCTGCCAAAAATAGGAACCCCTGAAAAGTCAAAGGGTACTGCTCTAAGTTTGGCATTTGTTGTTTCTGTATCTGAAATAACTAATACTTGATTCTTTTTCCTGTTAAAAAGCAAATCAAAACGGTGTGGTTCACCTGGCGGAGCTTCAAATAATAATGCTTTTCCAGGATCTTCATTAGGTCCAGGATCTCTTACACCGTGATTATGGGCGTAGTAATGATACTGGAGGAGGCCATTTTGTTTGTAGCAATTCCAGCCGGACCTAAAGCTATTATTATCTGGGTCCCAACCCCAGGTTACGCCAAAGAATTTATTGATGTCCTGGTTGTTTGCGTTTCCAAGATTATATACACAGTTGGCATCCGGTGTAACTATAAAGGACAGGCTCTCTAATCCAAAATGAGTTTTGAAGTTTATTCCACTTGCGTAGAAGTTTCCTTCTTTTATTGTGTAGAGTTCTTTCATGGCATTTTATTTATTGCTTCGATTATACCTTTAAATGTTAACAACAATACTTCTTTCTTTGCAGATGGATCTATTTGCACGTAAACATCATAAACATCGTTTCCTTCCTCCGATTTTTTTATTGATGGATGTAGTTCAACTTTTGCAATCAATTTTACACTCATAGTCCTTTTGTTATTTTTTATCATTATTAAACCAATCTGCCAATTCTTGCTCACTGTATGAGCTTAGAACCTCGATTGCTTTTTTCTTTAGTGTTGCATAGTCCAACGTTTTTATTTCTTCCTTCTCTTCTTTCTCCTTTGAGGTGAGGGCTTTATATTCCTCCAATACTTGCGAAAAAGTGTTATATGGCAATACTCCTGCTCTATAAAAATAACGACCTATTTTCTCTATCTCTTCGTCCGTTATTGATTGAGTAGGTAGTGCTTGTTTAAAACCATCTATAAATGAATCTTTAAAATTAACTTGATTTGTATTTGTATACCCTTTCAGCTTTGGATATTTAACTAAAACATAATCAATCGCTAAATTCTCTATTTCTTCTTCCGTTTTCATTATGTTTTTGTTATTATTAACCAGGTTGAAAATACTACAAATGCAATAGCGATTATCCCTACAACAATTGCCTCTACCTTTTTTCCATCAAACACCCATGTATTCCTAATTCCAGCAAAAACAGCTAATAGAACAGATCCTCCAAGTAGAGAGAATATAATTAAGGGCAGGATTCCTACGTCTATATTGAATAGCTTTCCTGCCGTTATTCCAAGGACTAGCAAGACAATTAACGTGATGGTGTAGTATTTATATTTCTTTAACGCTTCCCAAATTCGTTTTAACGTTTTCATAGGTTTGGTTTATTTAGTTTTGTTGCGTTTTTTCATAATCAATAGCTTTATTCAAATCTGGCTCGTAAGTTCCTGCTTTGCAAGGTATTTCCATGACAATCTCGTCATTTACGTGCAGATAGCCGGCGTTAATTTTACACCATTTAATAGCCAATTGTTTTGTTGGAGCCTCAACATTTTCTCCAGCAAATTCAACCAACTCGCCTGTTATATTATGAATTGCAAAAATTGATGTTCCCCAAACTTTCATAGGTTGATTATTACAATAAAGATAAATATTTATTCCGTGTCTAAACCATAGCCCATAGCAGGTTGTCTGCCGCATTGATTTCTCTAATCCTGCTCGTAAACCTTTAATTCATTTTCATCGAGATCGCTTTTGGTTATAGGTTTGAAGTTTAATTTTTCATAGTTGTTAAGGTCCTGTAATATACAAGAATGTGCTATTTTTAATAGGTTTACTACTTTCGTTATAAACTTTGACCCACCCTCTTTAACGTGCTCGTTTCCTTCCTTAATAAGAGATTCAAATCTTTTTAAGTGAGAGCGTTCAAACTGGTATCCTTCTTCGTTGAGTATCATTTTTTAATAGTTTTTTGTTCGCCAGGAGTTCTTCTTCTTATAATTATTTCGAAATCTCCACTTATTTCCATTGTATTCAACATTAGAATATCCGTTTCTATGGTTATGTTATTATACCTAAACCCATCTCCAAAAATAGTATTCTCGAAAGTTATTCCAAACCGTTGATTTTTAAATAGCCGTTGTAGTAGCTCCATTAGTTTCTTATCTTTAGCATTGGCTAATGTAATTGGCGTTTTTTTCTTCATAGCTTTATTGTGTTAATTGTTTCTTCATACTCTTTTACATTTTCTAGCAGGAAGTTATTAGCCGCTTGCAGCTTTTTTAGTTTTTCTACTTGTTGATTTTCCGCCCCAATGCTATTATTGTAAGAGATAATTGCATTTCCCTTTTCAATAAGCTTTTGAGTGTTTTTTATTAGCGTAAGGCAGTGCTGGTATTGCTCTTCATTCTGTATCATTTGGAAGTTTTTTGTTTGTATCAGGGTCATAAAATCATCATCGACTATGGCATCGGCAAGTACTATATATTTTTCAACATCCTTAGAATTTGTTGCTTTTAAAAGTTTGCCTAGCACATACCCTCTCCAAAAAGCTGCGTATGCGTTGTCTGTCGTATTATTCATAGAGTGATAGTGTTGGTTTTAAATTATTATTCCGTAATATCATCTAACGAATAACCCATAGATTCTAGGAGTTTTTGAATGATGGTTATGGTAACATCTGCTTTGCCGTTTTCTATTCTGTGGATAGTTTGAGAAAGTATGCCAGACAAGGCATGTAAATCGTTGATGCTGATCTTCTTTTTTTCACGCAGTTGTCTTAGCTTTTTACCCATTTTTATTCGCTGCCCTTTCGAATGTTCATTAAAGAGCAATTGTAATTCCGGATGTGTGCCTCTTAAAATATCCCAAGGAATTATTATTCTAGTTGGCTTTGCAGGAACCGTTATCTCAAACGGATCAAAGCTTAAATTTAACCAGCGAACATCGGTATATCCAGGAGGAATAAATCGGTAAATATCATTGAATTGCACCATCTCCCCATTCTCAAAATAAATTTTAAGGCTGCCGTCAACCATTTTTGCATTTTCAATGCGTTGGTAGGCCGGATCATCCCAAGGGTTTTTTTTCATCTTGCTTTTTTAATTCGTTCTGTACGTAATTGTTTACCTGATCGAGTAAGTTTTGCAATGTTGAATTAATTTGATCCTTTTCTAATTTAAAAACTTCATCAAAAAGTAGTAATAACATTTGTGAGGATGCAATCATAAAAACGTGTTTTAGCTGCTTGCGCTGTGTCGGCGGCATCTCTTCCTCAGTAAGATTCTTTCTTTTTAAGAAAAGCGAATACTGATATTCTAAATTAAAAATCTCTTTTTTCATTTTTTTTATGGTTTGTTTATACTAAATAATTTTACTTCTTTTTACTCCATCCCATATTAGACAAAGAGATTTTGTTGCGAAACATAAGGAGTAAGCCTCTTTATAGTCATTTCGCAATACTCTTTGCTTATTTCGGACATCACACATTTTCTATTCATTAAATGACACATTTTTGCAACCGTTCCACTCCCACCGAAAGGCTCATAAATAACATCACCTTCGTTGCTCCAACTGTAAATATGGTCCTGTGCTAACTCTTCTGGAAAAGGAGCAGGATGCCCTGTTGGATTGCTTCCCGTTCCATAGCACCATAAATTCGCTCTGCGGCTAAATTCTGGAGTGGTGAAAAACTCATTCTTTTTAACGTTTGCCCCTTTATTTATAACCGCATCCTTTTTTCTTTTTGTCCCTACTGTCTTATTTACATGGTCGCATATAAAATTTATCGTTTTCGGTTTCCCTTTACTTAGAACAAACATATACTCAATCACATTGTAGTATCTTCCTTCTGTTGGTATTCTTGATGCTTTCTCGTAAAACATGGTATCATATAAGTTAAAGCCAATTTCTTTAAAGTATAAAGCCTGTTTAAATGAACTTCCTGTTTCGCTTCCATTTATAGTAGCATCACCCACAACCCATATTACTACGCCGCCTTCTTTTGTAATTCTAAATAAGTTATCCGCCACATTTTTAAAAAAGAATGAATACCCATTATATATCCTCATTTGATCATACGGCGGTGAAGTCACCGTTAAATCAATGCAGTTATTCGGCATCCTAATCATAGTATCAAGGTTACTCTCATTATAAATCTCAATGCCGGAGTGCTTCCAAAAAGGCTCTGTATAAATTTGCATTGGCAATATGCCTGCATGATGATCTAATTTCAATTTGTCACTTTGCATTGTCATTTTTATAACTCTTCTTTAATTTTATTTATGTCTACAGTTTTAAGCCACAATACAAAAAGATTGCTGCTCCTTTGCCTGGACTAACTTTCGCGCGATTGCAGAAAATTATTTTACATTTTTAAATGTAAATGTAATATGAAAGTTTACATTTGTACCAATTTTTTCGAAATAATAGTTTACTTTTTTAAAATCTAAAATAAAACTAACTTTTTAATGATAAAAACCTCACAAGAAATACTGGATGAAATAAGCATCAAAAAAACCGGAGAGAGTTTTTACTTCGCGTGGCAGAAAGTAGGTGGCAGTTTAATGTCTCAAATTGTAACTGAAGCGATGGAAAAATTTAGATCTCTTTCCTTTTGGACCGAATATGATTGGAATAAACTAGAGAGTAGACCACCGGAATACGGAAAATATTTTGTTCATCGTAAAGATGGCAAGGTTCATTGGGAAACATGGAACGGTAGCGGATGGGCCTATAACAAAAAAGTTATTACTCATTATGCGATAATTAAACCTGTTGAAAATAAAGCATGACCGACCCAAGAATCATAGAGGCACGCAGACTTTTAATGGAAGTCACTAAAGAGCAACGAGCTAAAAGAAAAAAAGAATCGGATAATACTTTGTGTATGTGCGGTCATAAGTTTAAAGATCATTCCATTAGGTATAGTGTTAATTATACTGCTGGAATGTGCGGGAAGTGTGATTGCCAAAATTATTTAGAAACAAATAAAAAATGAGCGAGGTAAGCGAGCAAATAATTTTTTTACGAAAAACAAAAAAAATATCACAGGCAAAACTTGCCAAGGTATTAGGGATAAGTCGGGGATACTATATAAGAATGGAGAGTAATGACGACCTGTTTACAAAAAAAAGGATCAAACAGATCGGGGAGTATTTTGGTAAAAAAGTTTTAATATTATTTATAGATGAGTAAATACCAATTAACAGAACAACTTAACGGGCGCGTTGATGTGTGTTTAAAAGAAAAAAGGCATAGCTATATAAATACCATAAGGGCTGGATTGGATCACTATATTGAAGAATATAAAAGAGCCTTGAAGTATGAAGAACCTCAAAATGTAGCCTGCGGCTTTTACGGATTGGTTGATGAAAAGTTAAAAGAACAGAGTGTATCGGATTTTGCAAGCTGTAAAAAATCCTGTAATTTTTGTTGCAGAATAGCCGTTAATATAAGCAAAGAAGAGGCTTATCTATTAAGAAATGAATTTAAGGATATAGTTAATGAAAAGCAGTCACAACTAGCTATTCAGAAATCCTGTAAAACTGCGGAGGATTGGAATAAACTCTCTTATAAGGACAAGGCTTGTATTTTTCTTGGAGATGATGGAGCTTGCAGAGTTTACCAATACAGACCTATTAGTTGTAGAAAATATCATGTTGCATCACCAGCAGAACGGTGTGATAATGAAATAAATCCTGAAGGCATAGTAGCTGGTTTAGTTCACGACGAAGTTGAAATTATCGCTTCCGCTATTATTAATGTAAGCGAAGTTAAATTACTTCCTGAAATGATTTTAAAAGCAGAACTAGAAAAATGACACACACTTAAAATTAGTTAAAAAAATGGAAACAGTAAAAAAAAAGACGGTAAAAAAGCAATGGCGAAAAATAGGTAGCGATATCCTATTTTATGTTAGCGGAATCTTGTTTATGTATTACGCCTTTTTAACAAAAGACGTTCATAGTACGGTTGTGTCTGGATTTAGTCTATCCATATTCACGATTACCACAATCTATTTTGAAATTATAGACGCTTTAATAAAATGGAAAAATAATGGATAAACTAAAAAATTATTTTAAAAGACTTTTTAGGAAATATAAGCAAGAAAAATCTAAAGATTCATTCGAAGACCTGGTTAAAGGGTATCGTAAACGAAAAGATTTATCTGAGAAGTATTTACGATGGGCGATAATTGCGAATATGATCTTCCAATTTTTATCTCTCGTTACAATGCTGTATTATGGATTATGGAAAAAGGACATCTGTTTAACTATAATTTGGGGAGTTAATTATGTATATAGCCATATTACTGATACCAGGCATGGTATTTATAAAAAGATAGAGCAATCAGATGAGGCTAATGAATTTTTAATTACAAAAGTATATGAATTACAAATAGAAAAATTAAAAAAAGACGATGAAAAAAACAACCGATTTTAAGATTGGAACACCGGTATGTTATATTTCAAAAACAGCACTTAAGGGAGAAAGCGGAAAAATGGTTGAAACAAAAAATCTTGGCAGGGTTACATCCGTTAATGATAAATTTGTTTTTGTTCGATATAATAGCAGCAATACATCACAGGCTACAGACCCAGAGGATCTGTTTTTTTTAAACAACAGACCTGATTTAGTAGCTTTAATTAAAGAAAAATAACATGCAATACTCACCAAAATTAAAAATTGCGATGGAGGAAATCAAGGCCATCCTAAAAAAACATGACATAGCTGCCTCCGTTGTCCTTCATACACCAGGGCATAGCGAATACCTGCTAAAAATCAATCCATCGTATTCCTGCGCTTTTTGTGAAGGGAATCATATACGAATTAGAGCCAAATTACAGCAAGATTTTAATGGAGACAAAAATGCCTGGTCACAAAAAGTAAGTGATACTTATAATATGATTGATTTATTGGGAAAGGTTAGCGGTGAAACTGCTTTATCGCTTTTTGATATTATGGACCTTTTAAATAAAGTCGTAGAGGCAGAGAGCTTTGACGGAGGTCATACTTCCCATACCACACAAAATAATTAACATGGAAGGCATGAAAAAAAGTACAAATAAAGAACTGGTCGAAGAGCTAACTGCTCTTAATGTTAACGGAAAATATGACCATATTATAAAAGAGGCAATGGATGGTGAGTACCATGACTTTAAGAATGAAAAATACGTATGCGGCAAAGTACAATTAGTTAATGAACTTTCTTTATTTCCGGAGCTTTCCAGTATCCGCGCCGCTGTTATTGATGGTAAATACGATGAATCTCCCGATGAAGAAGATAAAAAAAAGATGCGCCAGGAAATTATTGAAAATACATCGCCTGAAAAAGTAGATGCATTTTTAAAAATGCTAGGGCTATGATGATTAGCGATTATAAAGAATTATTGGCTGGAGTAACCTGTAGATGGTGTGATCACAAGGTCGAGTTAACCGGACCAGTAGAAGGCTCTAATCATTCCGGCGGCTTTGTTGTAGAAGGATACAAAGAAAAACAATGGTTGTTTACCGTTTGTCCAGGTTGCGGTTATGGATGGTCCCTAATTAAACTGGCACGAATGATTAACAAAGGAGAAGATAAAAAAATCACAAAATTTTTAATATAGATTAAGATGGGAAATATCGTAACCGCTCCAAGCGAAAAAATGAATGATTTAGAATTAAGTTTTAAAATATCTTATAAAACTGGCAAAGAAGAAACTTTGGTGTTTAATATAAGAACCAATATTAAACCTGACGACATGGAGGTTGTAATGGAGAACTGGTTGGTAAGAACGGAAGAGTACACCGTAGAGTCCCTGGTTGAATACATAAACAGTAAATCAAAATTTGGTTTTATTGCATTAGCAATACGTAAATGAAATTGAAAAAGAAAACAATTTTTAGTCTTGTTATAATTATTATTTTAATTGGAACGGCTAAGTACACACCTCCAACCATAATACTTCCGATGGCTTGTTTTGTATTCGGTTTTTTAGCAGCAAAAGGACTTAAGAATTAATAGATATAAAAAATGAGACCACTTATTATTAATCAGCAGATCATAGACATAATACAGGGAATTATTAAGCATGCAGAGCGCAATCCATTTTCGATGGATGATTTGTTAGATAGGATGAATAAACAAGTACCCCAGCCTGGAGACATGGATGAATTTAGATGTATTATTCCATTTGGTTATCAGGTTGTTTTCTCTATTGAGGATCAGGTTCGATCTAAAGTACGGCATCTTTCTGTATCAGTTCCAGTCAAAGGAGCCTTGCCAAGCGTTGAATCGGTAAGAGAAATTATAACCCTATTCGGGTTTAAAAATAAACTTGAAGACTGTATGGTAAAAACATTCGACAATTTTGAAGACTGCGAATACGGGGGGGTTGATGTTTTAGAAATTATTGAATAATCAGATGATAAAAAACTCATAATTTAAACCAAAAACTAAACTAAAAAACAGAAAAAAATGGAAAGAATTGCAGTAAAAACAAATCATCAAGAAAAAAATGGCTCACCTGTAATAAGGAAGATTTTTAAATTAAATTCAGATGGGAGTGTTTCACTCGTAATGGCGAAATTTCTTAAATTGGAACCATTGCCAACGCTGGCATTTGAAGAGATTACTCCAGACATCGCAAAAAAAATGTTAGATCATGGTAGAGGCCGCAATAGACCGATAACAAAATCTAATCTTGCTTCCATTACAACAGATATGCTTGCCGACAAATATGCTATTACTGGTGAGACTGTTATTGTAGCAGTAAGTGGAAAACTACTGGACGGCCAACATCGCTTATATTCTATTATTGAATCTAAGAAATCACAGGTGATTGCAGTTGCAAGGAATATCCCAGATAATTCGTTTCAATTTATTGATACAGGAAGAACACGAAGAGCCTCTGATGTGTTAGGAATTCAAGGAATTGATAAACCAACAAGGGTCGCGGCTGTCGTTAAATTTATTATCTATTTTCAAAATGCACGCTATGGTTCAACTGTTAAAGGTGTGGGCTCCGGAGATAAATTTCGTGTAAACAATGATCAGGTGGCTAAATTTGCAATCAAACATGAAAAATCTATTTTTGAATCTCTTCCGGTTGGTTTTCATAAAGGGGTTAAGCTTGTTACACCTGTATCGTTATCCGCACTTCATTATATATTTAAGCAGATAAATGAACAACAAGCCGATGATTTTTGCTGGAAGGTAACCGTTGGTGAAAGCTTAACAAAAACCAATCCGATACATTTATTACGAAATGAACTTATTGCAGATATGCGCTCGAAGAGACCAATGAGAGGACTTGAAAAAATAGGTCTGATATGCAAAACATGGAATTTGTACCGGACAAAGAAAACAGTTTCCGTGTTAGAGTGGAATCCTAAAGAAGAGTTTCCGAAACCAATATAGAAAATGTCAGAAGGATATAAATTAATCCCGATGGCTGATATTCATCCGGAGATACGCAAGATTGCAGTAGAATGGGGAGAGAACGCCCCCTACTACTTTCATCTATGGGACAAACACAAACTAGCCTCTGATATACAAAACGCATGTTTAATAATGATTAAAGAAAACAATAAAATAAAATGAAAGACGATAAAAAAACAGAAGAATCTAAAACACACCCTGACTATCCAGGCTATTTATTCTATAATGATGGCAGGGTACAAAACATTAAAGAACCGGAGCTCTACAAATTCAAGTCAAAACACACCATGCACTCTGGAAAATTCGTGACACAATTTACACGCAAAAGTGGTCTTATCGCTGTTGGAATATTTAATAAAAATAACATACGGACTACTGTAAAATTAGCAAAAGTTATAGCGGAGCTTTTTGTTGAAAATCCGGAAGGAAAAAAATTTGCAGTCCCTAAAGACGGAAACAAAAGCAACATCCACTATACCAATTTGGAATGGAGTGATGCCAAAACTTCAATTGAAGAAAATATTAAAAAATGGGATAAGTTTTTAAAGGAATAGAAAATGGAAAAAGATTTTAAAGCGTTTAATCACGGAAAAAAAAAGATAGATCTAAGCGAGTACCATCCAATACTAATGCGACCAATCGAAATTCATTTAAAAGAAGACGGCAGTATTACTAACGAACCCACCCTGACAATTGTTATGATACACCCTTCAATGGACTATTTTGTAATAGCAGGAGAGGTCTCATTGAAGATGTTTAATGATGGTATTAAAGACATTGGATACGAACTAAAAAAAATTGAAACATAATGGAACTAACAGTAGAAAATTTAGAATCGGTCGTAAGTGATTGCTTGTTTAAAAAAGATGAAGATAGAGGCAATTACGTAGAAGGCAGCGGAGTTATACTTCGCTTTGGCTTTCATCCGGAACGATTGGAAAAACATAGAGCAGATATTGAGGACATGCTTAACCAATTACCCGATGAGTTTAAAAAGAATAGTGGCGGCGGCTACTCTTTTGGAATGGCTTATAGAAGAAAGGACGGAGTTCATTGGGGCGAACATCGGCATATTGATACGTTACTTTGCCTGGGTATAGCTATTGGTAAAGCCAGGACACAATTTCCAAGGGATATGTGGAATATATTTCCTGGAGGTTTACCTTATTTTGTTATTAATTAAAAATTAAGCCATGTATTATATATTAGATGGGAAAACACCGAAGCGTGTTGATTTGATGGAATGGGCTAAGTTTATAGAAACCAACTGTAATCGTCATATTGGCGATACTCTTTTGAAGGTGAATAGGCATGTAAGAGTACGCATATCAACCATATTTTTAGGACTTGATTATTCTTCCTTTATTGGAGGACCGCCAATACTTTTTGAAACCATGATATTCGGAATTAAGGATGATAGCTACCAATGGCGATACACCACCTGGGAAGCGGCAGAGAAGGGCCACAAGTATGCTGTAAACCTTGCTAAAAACCATATTAAATGGATGCAAAAAACAATTAAGACCAAGGGTTAATCCTCCTGCTCTTCCAAATTTTTTTCCTCTTCTTTCATATCCCTGGTTTCCTTCATCTGCTTATAAGCAATATTCGAAAGTATCCGTATTTCTGTTCTAAGAACAAGGTATTGTTTTCTTAGCCGGGTAAGGTTTACGTAACTGTTAGCCACGTCAACCGAAGCTGCCGCATGATCCATAGCCACAATAAGTTTGATAAGCTCTTTGTGTTTTTCTAAAAAGAATCCCATATCTATTTTTAGACAAAAATAACTTATTTAGAATGATTCTAAATAATGTATTATATTTGTTATTTAGAATCATTCTAAATAAGAGATATGGAAACAGCTACAGAAAAAAAGCCCTGGGTATCAGAAGGCATAACAGAAAAAGATCTCTGCAATCTCACCAAATATTTTCGAACGCATATCTTAAAAGTAGAAGTTGCTGACTTCGCAAAAAAGGCGGGAATTCCGAGTTATCGAATTTCAAATTGGGAAGCACATAAAGTCACCTCAACACCATCGGATAAAATCGGACTAGCCGCAATACGAAAGATCGCAGACGCTTACGGATATGATGCTGAAATAGTTCTCACTAAAAAATAATCCAATGATCCCAGTAAGTTATATCGATAAAAGCTCTTCAGTAAACGCTTTAATCACTGGCAAAATAGCCATTTCATCGGACGGCGTAACTTGGGAATATCTCACTACTGACGACATGAGTATTGGAAAAATTTTTTCCGGAGCTCCCGGATTAAACTATCCATTTCTTACAAAAACTATTGTAGTACTAAGATACACAGATGGTCCTTCTTACGCCTTTGACATTCAGACCGTAAAAAACCAACCCACCTGGCAGGGAGGCACTCAGGCCGAATTAAAGATAGCAGTTGACGACATCGCAGCATGGTTGAACTAAGCGAAGGAAGAGGATTCCTGTTTTTTATAAAGAACAAAAAAAATGCCCGTTCACCGGACATTCACTTGCGCTTGATCGAAGGTGGAAAGGAAGTAAAAATGGTAGGTTGGAAAAAGCTTGATCAAAACAAAGATGTCTACTACACACTGGAAAAATCTATTGAAAAACCCAAATAAGTTACTTACAAAAGAAAGAGTAAACACCTAGCATTATGGAACTAACGAAACAGGAAGCACAGAATTTATTTAACGACATTCAACCATTAACCAAAGCACCCATTGGAGCGCTTTACCCAATATCGGCGGTTGTTGCAGAAAATTATATGATATTAAAACGCGGTGTTATAGAAGATATAAAGCGCCGCCACGCTAAAATTATATTTGAACTGGCAAAAAAAGATGAGAAAGGTAAACCCATAGAAAACCCTAAAGGTGTTTATGATTTTGCCGATAACACGGAAGAAGCCGAAAAACGGTATACTGAAATGATGGATGAAGTTATTGACATCAAGTTTGCAACCATTACCGAACGTTATGCGTTAGAATGCAAAGCTCCTTCCGAATATTTATTTCCGCTTTACAAATACATCATTATACCAACGCACCCACAAACGGTTATCTCAGAACCTCAACGGGTACAAGTATAGTGTTCCAGTTAGTAGATTTATTGCACACATATCGCATTTGAGTGGTCTTTGCAGCCGATTCAGAGGTGTTAATTGGCTTAAGGTGTGAGAAGCAAATGGAAGCGATATATGCGTATGTAATAGAGTCGATCACATCATCGAAATAATACTTGGGATCATCAACCTTAAATACCTCAATTCCGCTCTGTGTAGTTTTACGGACAAATGTTTTTAGCTGAATAAAAAACTCATTAACACGAATATTGCCAGCGTGCATTTCCATAAGCTCCAGTAGCTTATTTGTTATATACCGGGAGGTTCCGGCCTTTTTACCGATCCCAATAGGTTCGGCACTATTCATTTGCAGATAATCAGGGAGCATAGTCTGAGGGATAAGTGTATTATAAAGCCCAAGCTCATCCACCATATTTATATATTCTCCACCAACGTTAAACTCTGGTAGTTCTTGAGGATGTCCGTAATAAACTCCGAGTAAAACAGATTGCAGATAATCATACCTGTAATCGTGTGTACGGTGATTAAGACATGCGGAAACAGTGTTTTCTTTAGCATCCCATATAGCACTGGAAAACTTAGAGTGCCCACTTTTCGCAAAAATAGGATCCGTACCTTTATAGTAACGATTCAACCATTTTTGTTCCGGATGATTAACAATTACGGTAGTGGTACGATCATCAATATCGGAAGTAGGAATAAAATTAGCACCTCTTATCCGGAAGGGCACATATCCGGTAAGCTTAACACTGGTATCGTAGATTGGCTCAAAGTATCCGTACTGCGGCTTCTGTTTAACAGGAAGTAAATTGATACGTTTTATATGATCATTAAGAGTGTCAAGGGGGATAATGGTTTCTGCATTTCTTAAAAACATATCCTCAATGGTAATGGGATGATGCTGGTGAAACTGAACCTTAAATTTTATCTGGCCGCTGATTTTCCACTTCTCATAGTAAATCGCTTTTTGTTCATCGTAGTATTCCTGGGTTACACCGGGTCGGGCAAAAAAATCAAAGAACACGGGCACCACGCCGCTACTAAACTTCCGTTCGCTCCACATATTAAGCGCGGCACGAAATTCCGTTTCAAAAGCGTCTCCGCCTTTTTCCATATCGCCACCAGTACCCCAGCCGATTAACTGACGAACTAATTTTAACCTTTTAAGCTCATAATCGTAAGCGTATAAAGTTGGCAGTACTTCATTGATCATACTGGAGAGATTGTTGATCATACCTACCTCATCGAGCAATACCATTGTTGGTGAACCACCATTTATCTCAATCTCGTTGGGAACTCCAACCAATATCCTGCTATCGGCTCCACCTCTGGTTCCTTTTTTACCATCTATCTTTCGGGAAATTTTAAATAATCCATCCCTGTCATTACTTACCGAACACTTGATCCAGTCAGGCAACGAGTAAAAAGAGAATTTAATCTTATCCTCAAAAATTTCCTCTCCCTTCTTTTTATCGTGTGTAATAAATTTAATAAAATGTGACCGATGGAAATTTGTTTTTTTGATCATAATGGCACCCATCGTAGTGGTAAAAAAGATCTGGCGACCTTTCCCGATCATTAAATTATACCCCGAATCGGTTAGGAATAAAAGTACCTGTTGCGCATCGTAAGCGATATACTTCCGGGAACCACCTGTAGATTTATCATCTTTAAAGCGCACATATTTATCAAGAAAATAAAGTGTGTTTTGCTGAATCCTGTTTTTTTCGCGCACCACGAATTCCCAACGTTCATCCCTGGTTTTACAATTTTCATAAAGATCATTTTTCGCGATCCATATTTTAGACTGGAGCACATACTTGTTAAATCTTTCGTATGGAATCCGATTTAAAAAGCCTGAATTGATCGAATCAATCCAGCGTATAAATTCATCCGGATAGTTTTTTTCTTCAATCGGCAAGGGCATCCATTCGCGACTATCAATCTCATCCTTTTCGACTAGCTTGGCAAGTTCTTTCTTTCGTTCCTTTTCCCTTTTATAAAGCTCCTTTGTAACATCATCAATGCTTTTTATGATCTTGCCATTATTAAGCTTAACCCTTTGTTTGGATTCTTTGATAAATCCAGCATCAATAAGTTCCATTTTTTTTTGTGATCCTATCTCATAACCTGCCGAATAGAGATCGAATAACCAGGTTAACCGCTCTTCATTAACCAAAGGCTGTGCTGCCTGAACCCTGATACCCGGATCAACAGTAGATATAACCGGCAGGTAGTTTTCACGGACACCGCTTTTATATTTTAGTACAGATTCCTCATCATACTCATAGCGCCCATCTGCCTGTAAAGTACCACCAATATAACCTGTGGCATAAAGATTATAAAGCTTAACCCTGTCAATTCCTAGAATAGCACGAACTTCTTTTGCTTTCATTATTTCTATTTAACAATCGATTATAAGCTCAAAAACAGATATTTAATATAACAAAAATAACTTATTTAGAATGATTCTAAATAAGGAATTTTTAATTATATTTGTTTTCTAGTATTCTAAATACTCTTTTTTGATTGGGAAATAGGGAGAAAACCATAAACCTAAAACAACTACAGCATGCACTACTATAAACCAGCGAACCTACTAGGCTCCGTCGTTTACAATCCCCTTTTAGTAAGCGGGGGAGATGTATCCATATCAAAAGGAAGAATATTTTTTGGTGGTCTGCCAGATGGGATTAAACTCTCTGATATAAAAAGTTATACAAGGACTGTTTATGCTGCGGGTACGCAAGAGGTAAGAACCTTGGATTTAACAGGTATAGCCGTAGCCAACAGCACTCAGTACAGAATTATCATACAACGATTAGATACAGGGGAAAGAAAAACCTACCTTATTTTTACAGAGCCTTCCGGAAATACCGCTTCAACCATAGCTGAACAGATAAGACTTGCGATCAACAACGATCCAAGCAGAATTGCAACCGCTACGGGAGCAACAGATGTCGTAATACTAACAGAAATAAACACCGATACAAAGGGATTTATTTTTACAGAAATCCCAATTGGGGCTACTGACGTAGATACCACTCCGCATGTTGAGCCAAGCGGTACATATCCAGAAGCTTTTGCTTATGACCCTATCAATTCCGTTCCGGCAGGACAATACACCAAGTATACCATCGTGTATAAAAAAGATGTAAACAATGCAGGGAATTCAGGAGGCGGATACGCATGGGTAGTAGCTGTTATTTTCGCAGACGAGGGAGATGCTAACTATGGCGATTTTGATGATGCTTTAACAGCTATTGTAACCGCATCCGGTGTTACCGATGCAGTAGCAGAGCCTTACGTACAGATCGCGTAATAAAAAAATAAAGACGTACCCTGCTTGAATGCGGGGTGCGTCTTTTTACTATATATGGGAAAAGTCTATCTATTTAGGCCGCGTAACCAACACTCTTTGTTGACCGACTATCCGGAACTTAAAGGGATTAAGGAGTTTAGGCTTTCGTCTAAACAGATGGCATTTGTTAATCTATATGCTAATCCAACAAGCGAGTATAATGATGTTAAGCCAGAAAGAACACGACTGGAAAAATGTATAAAGAAAGCTTTTGGAAATTCACTTCCAGAGAACGAAAAAGCAAAGTACTTGGTTGGCGAATTCCCTTCGTACATCATATCGGCTATCAATAAGATGAAGAGTTTTAACCCTGATGCCAGGTTTAGATCCAGAGCCATTATCAATAAAGTGTTTGATAAGCTGGAAGGACTCGTTGATATGGAGGATGAGGAAATGAAAAAATTGCAGATTGAGGATAAAAAAAGATATGCCGAACTCTTAATAAAAATAGCCGAAGGGCAACAAGGATTAATAAGTCAACTCGAAGGTGGTTATGGAATAACAGAGGACGAAGACAATGGCCCTGGTGATGGGTCTGCAATGATGGAACAGGCACTAGAGCAAGAGATATGAACACGAACCTGATAGATCAAACGATTAGGCCAAATCGTCTTGAGACAAAAGACAAGGGTAAGGAATACCACGCCCAATATGGCAGGTGGGGTGTGGCTTCTGCGATTAACCATCCGCTTCATCGTGCTTTTGTTATAAACACTATTATATACTGGCGCTTTTATTCTAACGACCAATGGATACTTGATGATGATCTGGAAGGATTTTTATCTGACGAAACCGGGTTTGCCAGAAACCGCTTAAAGCTACGGGAAAACATTATCATGCCGATGGTTAACCAATTTGAAGGTAATGCCATACGTCTTGATTTTAATGCCAAGGCTGTAAACGTATCACCCTATGTAATTAACAGGCGTGAGAACCAGCTTAGGGAAAAATTGATGATGAATGATGTCGCGGAGGCGGCACCTTCAATGAAAGAGCACATAAAAAACAAATACGGTATCGGTGATACCAAGGCTGAAACAGAACAGCTATTTAACCATTCCTTTGTTGATGAGCACACCCGCGATATCAATGAACTTTTAGTATGGTCTAAAGGCCGGAATAATTTCGAAGACAACCTGACAAGAATTGCCACACACATGGCAATCAGCGGAATCGGTATACATAAAGGCTATGAGCAGGCAGGAGAACAACAGTGGGAGGTAACGGATTCCCTCTTTTATTTTTTTGATCGCGGCGCAAAAAGACCGGACCTGAAAGATGCAGGGTATATGGGAGAACTACTTTTTGGAAACCCGGCAGAGGTGTTTGAAAAATATCAGGACTTAACACATGATGAACGCAAAAGGATTGAAAACTATTGCATAAACAATTATGATCACATCGGGTACCTCTGGCACTTGTTTATGGCAAACAAAGATAGGGTTCCTATGTACGAAATATACTGGAAAGATATTGAACGACAAGAATATGGATATGTGATGGATGATTACGGGTATGAGTTTTTTACGCAGATCAACGCAGAAGGAATAAAATATACTGATAAAGATCTGATCATACCCAAAGGCGAAAATTATAAAAAGGTTCTTGGCAAAAAAAACAAAACAAAAAAAACAGTAAAGTTTGTTGACGTGCTAAGATTTTGTGTTTTTACGCCATCCGAAATTATTGGCGGGGCAACCGGAGAAGATATTGTTTATGACTATGGTATTGCAAGATATCAGGAAACCTATAATCTGGACCCATCGTTAGTTGAATATCCATATAAAGCAAGATGTGTGCATTACCATAATGGGGAAATATTAAGTCCGATACAAAATGTAATAGATCCACAACGGATGCTAAACCGTACCCTGTCAGTACTTGATAGTCACATGAATAATGCGATGGGTTTCGGGCCTATTATAGATACCAGTGTAGTGAGTGCCCAGGGTGCGCAAAATGAAGTGATCCGGAACATGAATTTAAGCAAGCCTGTATTTGTTGACGCTAAACGCGGAGGTGTGCAAAACATGACGGGGAACTACGGCTCTAACGCAAGTCAGCAAATGGGAGCATTTATGCAAATGGCCCAACTAATGCGAACCGTTGCACAAAATACAAGTGGTGTAAATGAATCCATGCAAGGCACAGCCGGCGGCTCCAATAAGCTTGTAGGAGTTGAACAGCTTAAAATAGACAGGGGCTCTTTACAACAGGAGGGCTTTTATTATTGCCTTAACAATATTATGCTACAAACATTTCAGTCAGTAGCTACCCAGGGAAAACGTATTTATGCGGATAGCCCGCGAAGGCTGTCAATGATTGTTGGAGATGTTGGAGCTAAAGAGATTCGCATTACCAAGGAAATGAACAACGAAGATTTCCGGGTATTCGTTAAGAAATCTATTCCAGATAATGAGGAAAAGATGCAGGTAAACGCTTTAATCTTGCAGCTTAAACAATTTGACCTGATCGGCGAAAAACAAGCAGCGGATTTATTTAATCGTGGCGACATGGAATTGGTTGCGGAGAAAATGCGTGAGTACTTTAATGAGAAACAAATCGCTGCCGTTCTGGAATCTAAAAAAGCAGAGGCGCAAAATCAGGAAGTTATGGCTGCTGCATCACAGGATAGTGAGCAGGCTAAAATCGAAATGGAAGAACAAAAACGTTATCAGGAATATTTAATAAACAAAGAAGCCGAGAATAAAGATCAAAATCAAATGGTTAAGGATGCCGGGAAGCTACAGCAGATTGCAAAAAAGCAAGAAGGAGAAATGCTGAACAATCAGTTTAAAGTGTAAACTAAAAAATAATTACCATGATGAAAGTACTGATCATTATACTCGAATGGATTAAAGCACATCCTGAAATAGTTACTACTCAATTAGCTGTTCTTTGGGAGATTATATTTCGGGTAAAGCCCACAGAAAAAGACTGGTCAATTATTAACCTAATCAAAAGAATTTTAGATAAAATTTTCAAGAATAAAAAAACTATAGGCGGATGTCACCTTTAAAGAGTATTAGGGAAAGACAATCAGTATTCGTGCTTAATATTGCATTACTTATTCAACATACCTACTCAATAGGTTACGAACTTACTTTTGGGGAGGCGCTAAGAACACCAGAACAACAAGCTATTTATATAAAAAACGGCAGATCAAAAACAATAAACAGTAAGCACCTTACCAGACTAGCAATTGATTTAAACCTATTTAAAGATGGGGTGTATCTTACAGCTACCGAAGATTACAGACTACTTGGCGATTACTGGAAAAACCTAAACCAGGAGAATGTTTGGGGTGGAGACTTTGGCGATGGAAATCATTTTCAAATGACTAAAATAGAAATGAAAGTTACAGCGGCTTAATTGACAAGCCGTATTCCATTACATTTTTTATAAATGCAGTAACTTCGGAAAGGCATTTCAATAGATACTCTTTTGTTAATTTATCCTTTTTTACTCGATTAACGTAAGCCTCAAAAATCATAAATTCTATATCAGTACAATGCTCAGTAATAGTAAACCAGCCAAAAGTATTTTCCTCGTGTGTATAATCATCTAAATGAAAAAATTGTTGTTTTTCATTAAACTCTAATCTGTAAGTTGGTTCCATTTTTAAAGTTTGGTGTTAAGAACTCTGGCAATATTTAATAAAGTGGAAAGCGTTGGATTGTAAGTGGGATCATTTTCGATGTGTTGAATAATTCTGGTAGAGGTATCAATATAAAAAGCAAGTTCAGATTGCGACCATTTTCTTTTTTTCCTCACCTCCTTAACCAAGGGCCCGATCAACGCCATTCTCTCCATAAGAAATCCTTTTTTTTCTTCACGGGTCAATTGTTCCATGTTTTTATTTAGTGATTCTAAATAACAAATATAAAAATAAAATTTCAAAATGTGCGGTTTAAGGCGCGCTTTATATAGCGTTTTAAATACGATGTATGGGATGTTCCTTTGTATAAAAGCAATAGCGCCATGCCAGAAACAGCCGAGCAACAAGTAACAGCAGCAACTACCGAAACAGAAAATAAAGAGCCAATTACTGCCGAAAATCAGCCACCGGTTCAAGAGGTTCAACAGATTCAGCAAGAACCTCTAACACCGCAAGGCCAGCAACTTGCAGAGCTGTTGAACTTTGTAAAAGCCAATCCGGAGGCAGCAAAAACACCCGAAGTAAAAGCCTTACTTGATGATCTGGAAAAATTTAAAGCTGCAAAAAATAAAACTAATGTCCAAACGGATGCTGCAATTCCTTCTGAACCTCTTAAGCAAGAGGAAGCGCCACAAACAGAGCCAGAAGTTAAAAAACCAGAAATCAAATCTGCCTTTTTCGGGGCACCAGCCTCCAACAAAGTAGAATTTAAAACTCCGGAAGAATGGAAAGGCTACATCGACAAAAAATTTTCTATTAAAGACGAATCTACTTTTTTTGATTCTGTTGAAAAGTGGAGAAAAGACAGCCAGGAAAAAGGCGACCTGGAAAGAGACAAAAATAATTACGACAGGTTATTTGAAGAAATACCAGAGCCCATTTACAATGCAATAGAAAGCTGGGGCAAAGGAGAAGATTGGATCGATAAATTAAAAAAAACGATACCAAGTATTGACTATAACAAAGATTTTGAATCGCAAAGTATATACGAAATAGTGAACAACTATTTCCCTGATAAATTTGAAAGGGAGGAACTATCAGGCTCCTACAAAGATTTCGACATTACCGTACAGAAAGCAGTAGACGTTGCAAAAGAGAAGTACAACTTTGAAAGACAGCAGTTCAGTAACAGACGTGCTGAGGTTCAGAAAAAAGCGGATGAGCAAATTCAGAAGCTTCGAAATTCTGCACTCAGTTCCGTAAAAAAACTAGAACAATCATTTCCTGATTTTGACAAAAACGAGATCGCGCAGATCTCTAAAGTCCTAAACAGTGGTGACACAAGCAGCCTGATCCAGAACAAAGATGGAACCTACAAAGAAGATGCGGCGGAACGGGTTGCATATATGCTTTTCGGTAAAAGAGAGATCAGCAATTTGAAGCAGTTAATGGGAGCTTCGCAGCAACAGTTACAAGATACTGTTACCAGAAAAAGTGACACCCCGCGTATTCACGGCAACCAGGACTCCACAATTACACCTGAGAAAAAAGCGGCGGAAAATCTTCAAAGGCTAGTCCCTAAAACCTACTACTAATCTTCTAAAAAATAACTAATGTCACAAATATATACCCCCACCATACCCCCTTCCAATGCGTTAAGCAATATTGACTTAAACGCATTTGGCTCTAACTATGCAAGCTCCTATGGTCACAACGTAACCGGTCTAATCAGACGAGAAGTACAGCGTGTAATTTACGATGCCGCTCCCAAGGGATACTTTACGGATTTGCAACTTCTAATGCAAAAACCAAGAGAAAAATGGCCGACCGATGAAGCATATTATGACGAACGCACCTTTGGGCGCAAGCCTATTGTTGCAACCGCTAACGTAGCAGGTGGAACTCAAACACAGGTAATTCCTGTTACTAACCTGAGCACCTCTGCTGTCTCTTTAAATTTTATTGTTGTTTATCCGAATAACCAAAAAGGAACGGTAATAGCAATTGATCAGACTCTTAATACGATCACCGTAAAAGCATATACCAATCAGGTACTACCTGCTGTAACGGCGACCGATGTTATTTCTCTTCAATCAAGTATGCTTGGCGACAGCAGAAACAGAATCGACACCTATTCACGTATTGACGTAATTGAACGTTACAACTTTATCCAACAATTTGCCCGTGCAACACGCTTCGGAAAAATGGAGTTGTATAAATACAAAAACGTAGGCACTACCAACTTCCTGGATGAAAACAAAAGGGATGTAATGGATCAGTACCGAATAGATCTTTCTAACTCTTGGTGGAACGGAGAACGCGGTGAAGCTATTATGGACGATGGTACCCCGACCAAAACAATGGGTGGAATATTTCCAAGCATGACAGCGGCAGGATCACCAAGCACGATCACTACTATTGCCACTATCGGAGATGCGATGGAAGATATTGTTTTGGCAACTCAATTCGGAACATCTTCTCAGCGTAAATTCTTGTTTGCTACTCCTACACTTTTACACGGTTTATCCAAGTTTTATAAGAGCGCTCTTACCCGTTACACTCCGAATGATATGATCGCTAAACTAGAGCTGAACCAAATAGAAATGCAAGGTGGTATCGTTGTTTTAGTTCCTATGCAACGCTTCCAGGAAATTTCCTGCTTCCCTGCATCATTCGCAAACAGAATGATCCTGGTTGATATGGAAAATATAAGCTGTGCTGAAACCTGGGGAGAAGACATTGTAGATGAGACTCCGGATATTTCTTCCGGAATCAATCAGAACACTTACAAAGACTTCTGGATCACAGGTCAGTTAAGTATGAAAATGCCTAACCCATTATCAAATGGATGGATTGATGTAGTTTAAGTTTGATGGTTAAAAGGATTCCGTTAGGCCGGAATCCTTTTTTATAAATCTAAAAATAAATAGTATGCTAAAAACCTCTGAGAACGGCGACACAAAGCCAAATATTGAAATTAATGGGGAGGCGATAAATGTTCCCCTGGCAAAAACAATAACGGAACAGGCTAAAGGTCCACAGGTCACACCACCTGTTCCAAATTTAGAGCCAGAGCCTATGATTAAACTTTCACAGGTTGACGAGATGATTAATAACCGTCTGAGTGAACTTAAAAAAGAACTAACTAAAAAGTCAGGAGGAGATTTTAACGCGAAAGATCTTACTCAGGTGCTTTCAGAAGCATTATCCAGGGATCGAGGACAGAATGGATCTACAGCATTAGTCAAAGAAGAAGATATTGACATTAATGATGTGCTTGCCGAGGATGTTATTTTCTGGAGCTATGGACATACATTCGGGATTAACAGCGAAAAGCGGAACGGACATAATGTAATACCTCCTTACGGAAGAGCGATCCATTTTACACACAGTTGGACTGATATCCGGGGAATGGGAAAAAACAAAACTGTTTTTAAAGTGAACACTTTTAAAACAAGTTCAAAAAAAGTTGCTGATTGGTTGAGAAAAAGTCCACTGTATAAAACAAGGATTTTTGAAAACATTAAATCAGTAGCCAATATTGATATGTACTTCGCACAGAAATTAACCGATGCCGCTAATACCATTTCAGGTCTTGAGCCACCACAGGTATTACAACGGGCGCAAAACGCAGGTCTTGAAATCACATCGGATTATGATTCTATTAGAAATCAGTTGATTCAAAAAATAGCGATGGAAGAATATGAAAAATCTAAACAAATAAGCTTAGATGCTGCGGCTCCAACGGATCTTTCGCCTGATAAGATAATAAAGCGAACAGTTAGCAAGTCTACGACTCCAGCACCTATCTATTAAAAAATCTGTGTTGTTTGTTAAAGACCCTCGGCTTTGTTCGGGGGTTTTTATTAATAAATAAAAAACAAATTGATAATCACAAACACTATACGCGATAAGGTAAAAGCGGATTTAGATGCTGAAGGGTCGGACTATTATACCGACTTACAGGATTACATACCAGCTATCAACAAATCAATTGACTGGTGCGTAGCTGTAGTTAACATGGCATACGCCCAGAAAAAAATATCGGAAGAGGCTTTTGTTGATCTTACGCGTGTACGTATTTACCAGACAAATACTTTTTCAAGAATATTGTTACCCGGCGCAACGCAAACAGATACGATATGGACTATACTTTCCGTGCTTCCGTTGCCTGTTACCTATCCAAACAATAGTATAACACCTACCGCCTCGGATGTCGAATCGTTCTTTCGTGAAGATCTTTCTTTCAGGTCATGTCCAAACACCTGTGAAAGACTTACTGTTGAAGAATGGGAACAAAATGCGAATAACCCGTTTGAGGCGGGACATAACGTAGAGATCGGAGAAACGGCGAAGGTTTACGGATATCTGGCTCCGCAGGATTATACCAGTAGTGGTTACGTAGTACCAGGATCAGAAATAGAAATAAGACCCGCCCTATCAAAACAATTATGTGCGATACGGTACGCAAAGGTGCCGGCACAAATAGTTACTATTTTAGATAACATTGAATTTCCGCAAAGCATGGCGGATATTATTTATTTAAAAACACTTGCGAACATAGGAATTAAACAGGGCGATCAGAGTACCATCATCGGGAACGCTGACAAAGATTTAAAGATATTATTATCAGCATTTATGTAATTAATACATGGCAACATACCGGTATTTAGCGAATGATATTCTTAAAGAACATAAGCAAGTTAATGTAACCTCCTCATTAAAAATTGCCCAGGTGGTTTTTTGGCTCAATACCATTGCAAACAGATATCGCGGAAAGCATATTGAGAAAGGCTATTTAACAGGGGCTTACCTGAATATTTTTCCAAACATTCCCGTGCTATCTGCTATTACAAACACTACGAAGAATATTATAAAAACCAGAAAATATTTTGTACTGCCGACTAATATCTATGATTTTAGAAATGAAAAAGCCATTGATTACATCACGTATGAAAACTTTACTGTTGAAGGATTCCGGCGTATTAAGTTCCAGCCGACCACGCCGGACAAAGCCGAGATCCTGGAATACACCAATTACGAACGTCCAAGTCCAAGCAATCCCTATTTCTATAGAGTGCATGAGTACGTCTACTTATTGGGGGTAGAAGGTATAGCAGTCCCCAGAGTGGAGGTCGGATTATATTCTGCGCTTTTAACTAAAACAAATTTAGTAAACCTGGACGATGAAATTGATCTCGACGAGCAAAGCATATCGCAATTAAGGATTGAAGTTTTATCGTTAGGGAAATTTATGATGGTAGCCCCTACATCGGATCGCGAAAATGATGGCTCCGAAAACATTAATGCGGCACCACTGGAAAGAGCAAGAACACCACAACCACCACCTGAACAACAAGAATAGCCATGCAACAAGGAGCGAATGATTTTGTAAGTATCAATATTTTACTGGCAGACATACTTCGGTTCTGCAATGATGAAGATCTGCGAAGTGGATACACGAAAGGATTTTATATTTCTTCGATTCAATCTGCATTGGAGGCGCTCGCTTATGATACTTTTTTCCTGCAACTCGTTATTGATGTTCCGATGGATAACCATAAGCTCCAGGTAGAAATCCCTAACAATATTTTCAATATACGGGAATTATATCTATGGAGTGGAGAATGTTGCGGTCCTACAAATTCTGTTGCAGTCCACTATAAAAGATTATTTAATAACATGAATAGCGGAGGCATTGGATATAGCTCAAGAATAAAAGGAGGGGGCACTACTTCTGATCCAATTTATCCGGTACATTATAACACAGACCCTATACATACCATTGATAACAATCATCCTTCGGATCCCTTGTACCCAAGGCACTACAATGGCTTTGGAGGAAGCAGTCTGAGATGGGCCAATATTCAAAATGGCATTTTAATGTTTAGTTCCGGTTGTGGTGGTTACCAGAATGTGCGGATTGTTGCCAATGGAACCGCTGGAGCAATAGGAGATGCCCCGATCATACCACGCTATTTCAGAGAGGCAATTATTGATTATGTATGCGAACAATATTTCCGTGTGCAAATGGCAAAAGATCCAAGAATTTTTGCACCAATGCAGCAAATGTATGAACTGCGGCTAAACGGTAAACGTGGAAACGGTACAGATGGAAGCTGGTGCACCGCAGAGAACAGAGTAAAAACAATGGATAGCTGGGAGCGGGATGAATTGATTGAATATATGTCAAAAAAATGGTAAACGAAATAACATGCCGCAATTACAACATTTTAAGTGGTTATTAAAACACTTCTTTCGTGGTGCAGAGCCGGATAATAACAAAGAGTTAAGCGGCGAAAAAGATAGCGGGGCTTATATTGACGCTAATAATATGCGTTATGATAACGAGGCTGGAGAAAACTATGTCCTAAAAAAAATAAACGGGGAAGAAAACAAATATCCAAATGTAGATAATGCCTGCACAACAAATACTATGCTGCCTTTATCTACTTCTTACAAATGTATTGGCATTGCTAAATTTTTTTCGCAGGAAGATAAACGTTATCACGAAATCGAATTTTGGGCTGATACCTTAGCCGTTGATCCATCACTAATCAGAATAGACGGTAAGATCGTTTTAAGAAGCGTAAGATTTCCAATTGACACCGATCACCCTTTGCAGATTGCTGTTAATGATTCCTGTATAGGTGGAGAAATTTATACTGTTGATTTCCTTCATTCCCCAATGCTATTCAACCTAAAGGACTTGATGGTAAATAGCAGTATGCTTCCGGATGAGAGCGGAAACCTGATTTGCACTCAAAAATATTTTAATGAATTTAATATTTCAGAATTTTTACTGGAACTTAATTTACCTGTGGACCATCCGGTATTTGTGCAACTTTCTACCTCCGCTCCATTTGGTGAAGATTCTACACATTTAGTATTTCTCAACCCTTCAGGAGGATTTAAGGTCGGACAAGTTCAATACGCTATTCGTTTTGTAACCTCTCAGGGAGATAAAACAGCCTGGAGTATGGCTACTCCTTTAATAGCTATTCCTTTCCGCTTAACTACGGAAAACCCACCGTATCCCTGGGTGAGATCAATTGGAGCGCCACCTACTACAGTAACTCCATACGGAGTTCATTTTAGATTCCGTTGTGTAAATATTTTAAATTACGATTTTATACAAGTTAAGCGGATCAGTTATGTTACCAATAGCGCGCTTGGAACATTGGGTATTGAAGAACAGTTAGCAACCAATATTGATATTACAAATGGTCAGATTGGTATTATTGATGTATATGACCGTGCCTCTATCGGGATCCCTTTAAGCGACAACCAGGCTATAACGGGATTAGCAGGCATTGAGACTGCAAAAGCAATCAGGTATCTTAACCAACGGTTATTTCTGCTGAACGTAAAATACTCCACCCGCGACCTGGACAATACGGTAATATTTAAAACCATTAATGGAGAAGAAACATTTCCTGTTATCCAGAACATTGACAAGGGTGGACATAATGATCCCTATACCCGCTCGTATTACAAATCAGAAATACGTGGAGAAAAGGCCAGTCATTCCGTAACGTTTTTTGATAATAAAGGTATTAGCTCCTTTGCGGTTCCATTAACAACTAATTATCAATTCCCCAATAGAAGAGATGAGTTAGCTGCTGGTTCAAATTCCGAAACGTATTCGCAGGATGGAGTAGTAAAAGCTGCAAACGTAAATGGCAGTGTAACCAATACCTTTGAAGTCTTTGACCTGAGCAATGCGATCACAAAAACGGATGCGTGCTCATTTAAAAATATTCTTAAAGATATTACTGTATTAGGTGTGCATGTGGCTGGAAAAGGAGTAGATAAAGTAAATGCCGTAGATTGTAATCCAGTATCAGCATCACATCCCCCTAGCAACCTGTATACAACAGATTCAGTAGGATACCAGCCGTTTCGTCCAACCGGCCAGGGAGACAGCGGCACAACCAGCCATGACTATTGGATCAATACTAAAGTACGCCGCACAGGAGGCACAGATGATATTGATTATAACCCGAAAGGATTCGCGCCAACCTATTATTCAATGGGTCTTGGTATGGCCGGGGTAGATGTTAATTCATTACCGTATTGGGTACAATCATTTTCCATTAACCGTTCCAAATCTGCGAAACGAGTTTTTTGCCAGGGGCTTGGTTACTACAAATTAGTAACGGCGACTGGTCTCTCAACCAACACCTCAAAAGTATTAGAACAAATCTGGTTTCACAGTCCGGATATTCACCAACAAGCTCTTGCATTCATACAAACAGTGGTTGACGATGTTGCAGCCGGAGGAACCAGGTTTAAATTACAACTTGTATCACCGTTGGGATTTTTTAGCGAAGTATACAACGGGGATCTGGCAACAACAGGAGCTTCCAATCAGATAGACATGATCAACTATTGCCGGATCATTAGGGAGAACGGCGACATTAATACAGGCGATGGAGATGGTAATGTAGGTATTAATGGTGGCGACGGTTACGGATACGTAGCCTATGGCAAATGGAGAAATCCTAATAAACCAAATAATGTCCAACGGTTTGCAGAATGCGGTGATGGAAATCAGTTATTCGATATAACCTCCATTGCTTCCACGATGGTTGGAAGACAAGAGTTTTACACGATTGCAACATCCATTACGATGTTTAACCATCAGCTTGTAGGAGGCACAGCACATGATTTTGATGATGAGAACGTAAAAAAATTCCACGAGCCTGTGTACATGGTAAACATCATTGACACCCAAGCGGATATTCCAAATACCAATATTAATGATTACTTAGAGACCAGTCACTATCAAAAAATTGATGCCATTATTGGCAAAAGCAACGCATCTAAATTACAGGTGTTTCCACTGGTCGATGAACGAAGAGAAGACTGCATTCCGGATGTTGGAAACAGCGCACAAAATTGTATAGCCTTCGTTAAGTTTAATGGAAGTGTATCCGCCTGGCTCAACGTAGTGGAAAAAAGCCCAGCACAACTTTTAGTTATTCTGAATGGAATCCAGGCGGGAACATTAACTGTTACATTTAATGGTGTTGTTTATACGATCAAAGGAGTTTACACCAGCACAAAAACTACAATCAGTATTGTACAGTCAGAATATGAAATTGTTTTTGATGCAGCTTTAAACCCCGGATTATTGTATCCGCCTTCCATGTTTGTGCCTTTACTCGATAGTTTTATAACAGTAAAATATGACTCTTCCATACCGATAAAAGTATTTGGGGGCGAAGGAATTATAGGAGAATCGGTATTTGCTCCCCTGGATCTAACCAATAACGATGAGGGAACGATGGACACAACCTTTTCCATTAACATAGGCTGGCCGTATCGGGCTTTTCAAATCAACCCGCGCGTGTATATTGTTAACCGTGCAAACGGGGTAAGTAATTTTATTAACGACAATAACGAAGTAAAGCTTTTTGCTTCCTCAAGTGTTTTAGGTGGGAAAATGAGACAGTTATTAGCAATGTACACCTGCGAAAGCAGGATAGATATGTGTTACGCCTATAACCTTGAAACGGGTTCACTAAGCCATGATATGTACTTCCCGCAAGTCCATTACATTATGCGGCCAAACCAGTGGAGTAACCCCGATAACATACAGGCACAGTATTTTGTTGATTATCCATCGGAAGAAACAATTTGGGGAAACGGAGGTTTTCGCTTTCTTCCTCAAACGCTACTTGACTATTCACACCTTCCTGAAACACAAACGGCCACCGGAAAACCGAAGATTGGGTTTAAAGAAGAAACGGATTTTTGTACACGCATTATCTGGAGCGAACTAAGACCAATCAACATTGTAAATGCACCAGGAGTAAGGTCATTTAACCCACTTAACTTTTTTGATATTTCCGATAATACAGGGCAAATAAAATATGCCTATGATGATCGGACGGATAAGAACGGTGCCAATCTATATGCGTTTACCAATAGCGGAGTTTGTTTGTTAATGACAGACAAAAGAGTTTTACATGAACTTACAGGTTCTCAACTTGCTGCAATGGGATCGGATGAGACAAGTGTGATCCTTCAACAAATATGGATGTCGAAAGTGATTGGGATGGACGATGAAATGTGGAGAAGTGCGGCAGAACACAGTAATGTGATCTGGTGGACGAACTACGATTCAGTATATCAACTGGAAGACGGCAAGATCACAGACATTGCCAGAGCCTCTCATTATCACAGCAAAATTTATAACGAATTTATTGATACCATTCAGCCAGGATATCAGGATGATGTGATGGCTATTTTCGACACCTTAAATAACGAATATTGGGTTGGAGGTAGAAGGCATGCCCCGCTTAAAAGAAGCTTTTCATTTGCTACAAACTTAGTTTCTGTCAAAGATATATTTATTGAGTACACTTCCCTGGTACCATTGGGAGTACTAACGGTGTTACCAGGAACACTGGTGCCAGGAGATTCTATTTATATAGAAGTTTCTTTAGCATCCGAAAGTTTCAAGATTATTTTTATTGGTCCCTCCATTTTGATCGATGCAGAGCCGGGAGACATCTGGAAGATTACACTTGGAGTTGGTAGCGTTTTTCAACCTTATCCATTTTCGGCCACCAAAGTAAATGGCAAAATGTATGTTTATTCAAACGCGGAAGACAAAAAACATTTTGTAGGAACATTCGATTATAGCTACGACAAATTTGTTTGCGTAGATAATATTGTGCTTGGAGCAAGGCGTATGGAAACAGATACGCTTAACGAAGGATTTGTAATAAATGGGACCGACATCTTTGGATATTCAACACAGGTTTATTCGCCAGAACAATTTAAAGATAAAGAATTTATCCGATACCGTGCCAATACCGACACCAAGCCATCGCGGGTAGAATTCTTTTATAATATGGACGAGTATCACAGCGAATCACCCATCTGTATTCTGGATACTACAGCAAACGATTTTGCCTTACGTAACCGGAACGGTTGGGAACAATATATCAATCGTGAAGATGCGGTAACAAGGAAACGCGCGCAAGGCAGATCGCTTATTGTAAAGACTATACATGACCGTCCAGAGGATTACAAAATGATCGACGAAGGAATTCAGTTCAAGGTTATTAAATAGTATATTTGTTATTTAGAATGATTCTAAATAAGGAAATATGGATAGCGTAGTTTTTTAATCATACCACAAATGGGAAAAATCGGATCAATAATAGGAAGTACGCTCGGTGGCGCACTGGGAACATTGGTCGCTCCTGGATTTGGTACTACTATTGGGGCATCGTTAGGCGGAGCTCTTGGTGGATCAGTTGGAAAAAATGGTGGTAGCGGTGATACTGGCGGTGGCGGCGGTGGTAGTACTACTGGTACCGGAGGAGCAAGCAGTCCTGGAGCTGGTATAGCTGGTGGCGCACTTGGCGCACTCCAATTAATACAAGGAATGGCTCAACAACGGAAAGCCAATAAGCTAAGGCCGGGATTGGAAGATCCGGAACAACGGATGTTTCTTAACGAAATAAACCAACGCAGAAAAGCGATGCGAAGTGGCAGTGCTTATACAGAAGATTTAAGACTGCTTGGAGGCCAGCAAGCTTCCACAAATCAGGGACTAGTTAGTGCAGGTGGCGGAGCTGGAGGCGCAACGATAAACGCATTACTTAAATCGCAAAGAGGAACAGGTGCCGCTTATGGTGGCATACTGGCAAACGCAGAAAAAACAGCAAGCGCCTACGATTCCATGTATGAAGGAGTGTTGGAGAAAGTAGCAAGCCGAAAGCTGGATCTGCAAACCTTTGAATATAATCGGGCTTTAGCAAACGCAGCTAAAAACAAACAAGCCGGAGAATCTAATATACTTGCAGCACTCGCCAGACAGGGGCCGATAACAATGCCTGGGGCACAAAACAATACGCAGGAAGTACCAGATGAAAATGCTCCAGATGAAGGAATAATACAATATGGTGATTCTGGTTAACAGTAATTGCAACAACTACAATGACAGAAGAGATCTATGACAACCCGGACGCGCCGGAAGAAAGAAGCCTTGAGGAAGAGCAAGCCGCTGAAGCTGAAAGACTAGCTAATCAGCCTATTGTTACAGCCGGAGGTGTGGTTTTGCCTACACGGACCAACCGAAGTACTCCTATTGCTTCATTGATCGGAAAAAAAGATTTTGGAATAGAGCCTCTGGGCTTAAAAGATTACTATCCTACTGCCGGAGATCCGATACTGGTAGGACATTCGGCAGGAAGATATATAGGAAATCAGCCGATATATTCCGGTGCAGGAGCTTTGTATCCGTATGCTATTGTAGATGCCAGAAGAAGGGCTCTTGAACAGGCTGCCATGCTGAGTAAATTACAGGAGGAACAGGCAAGGAATGTAAAGCATGAACCTATGCCAAGTCTTACCGCTACCAAATCGGGGTTCCATGAAATTTCAATGTATAGAGCTCAAAATGAGATTAAAAAAATAAAGGCTAAATACCCAAATGAAGCGGCTTTTTGGAAGGATTATGATGCAAGGGGAGATTCCTATTTTGAGATACAAATGGTAGCAAAGAATACAGAATCTTTTAAGCAAGGCGTGGATCAAATTTTTGTTATGAGCGATAGAATGCAAGCGGCGGAGAAGGATGGAAAATTTGTTCCAAAAGAATATCGGAATGAGTTAAACAAAATAACCCGGCAAGGCGCTGATGTAGCAGATCCGGAAATGATGTCAAAACTTACTAAATTATTTGGCCAACCTATTACCGAAAATATGGAAATTCCTATAAAGGATGCTATAGAAAATCTCTCCAAAAGAGTAGAAGAAAAATATGCAGACATTGCCAAGATAGCAAATAGAGGAGGTATGTCTGAGACAAACATAGCAGGCTTGCGATTAAAAGAAGAGAAATCAATTTATAACGAACAAAACATAGCGGCGGAGGCAGAGAGAATTTTAGAAAACCATAAAGCAGGTGCGATCAATCAATATACAACCCGTGAGGAAAGAGAAAAATATGAAGACGACGAACCTAAATTAATAGCCATTGCAAAAGAGGAGCTAATAAAAACGATCACCAAAACTACTCCGGTTAAATTTAAAGAACAAATAGAAGGTTCGGTGGATAAATTACAAACAGCATATAGTTCCGGATCGGGAGAAAATTCGTATGCTAAAATGCAGGTCGCGGATGCCCCCGCCGTTTTTTTACCAAAAGAAATATCAACAAGAGAGGCACTGGGACTTGACAATGTAACTAAAGGAAAACAAGACTTTGTGGTTGATATTACATACCTGAATCCAAAGGGTATCAATCCGGAGATAGAACTACCAGCAGGAGATATTTATTCGATAGAAGAAAATGAACTTGGAAATACAGTTATTGATAAGCTGGAACCGTTACAGGGAGTAAATTATTTTAAACCGAACCGTTTCAGAAATATTGACGGTAAACTTTTTCTTGAGGTTACTAAGAAAACAATTGAAACGGAATATGATCCATTGACAGGACAGATTAAAACTCCTGTTGAAAGCAAATACCTAATGCCAGCTACTCCTGAGATTAAAAACAAATTGGATACCGAATTCGGAATTAGTGTTGATAAGATTATTGATTCCTATAAAAAAACAGGTGAGAAAAAAACAGAAAAATCAGGAACCAAAAAAACAAGTGTAAAGACTATTAAAAATCTGGTCGGTAAGCCAGGATATGAAGGCTATACAGAAAAAGAACTGATCGAACACTACAAAAAAGATGGGTATCAAATAGAATAAATGGACGAAGAATTATTACCACCGCCGCCGCCAAAGAAAAAAGTAGCTCCTGCACAATCGGGTGGTGAGGGCTTATTGCCTCCTCCTCCCAAAAAAAAAATTGCAGATACTACTTCCACAGAATCGGCAACTTCTTTAGAGCCATCAGCAACTCCATTACCAGTTTCTTCGGATTCGAAATTACCATCCGGATCAGGAGAGCCGGTAAGGAATAAAGTAGGCACAGTTACAGATGAGGAAAAGTCTGCTATAGAGGAATTTTTAAATAAGCCCGCGCCTGTTGTTACCGGAGGTAAAAAAATAAATTTAACTACGCCACCTGATCCTGCAAAAAATTTACTAACGCAAAAGCCAAAAGAGTTATTTGCAGAAGAAAACAAAATTGCTGTTGAAAAACGAAACGAACTAAATCAAAAGATTAAAACGGACCTTACTGGCAACTTTAAAAACTTTGTCTTAAAAGATAACCTTAGTACGGAGCAATATTTTTCTGGTCTTGAAAAAGCAGGTTATAATCCTATTGACGTTCAGGATGCCAAGAAAACATTTTTAGAATCGGAGGGTATTAACTTAAACCCAGAGCCAAAGATTAATAAATTTTATTCCACCTTAAATACATTTAATCAGCGGTTAACCGATGCGGCTATGGCAATACCGGAGGCAATTGCTATTGGCGCTTATCAGATCGATAATAAACTATTAGGAGTAGATAAGAATCTGGAGGAGTACGCCACTTACCAACTGGCTAAGGCAACAAAAAAATTAGCCAAAGAATTTTGGCCGACCAACCCTGAGTTTGAAAGTGACTTAACCACAAAGCTTGCCTCTGGAGGAGCAGACATTGTTTCATTTATGGCTGGAGGTGCTCTGGCAAAGGGACTTAAAATATCAGCCACAGCAACAATGGCTGGTATGGGAGCGGTACAAAACGCTGTTCCGGAATTTGAAACCGCACGTAATATTACCACTGATGTAAACAACCTTAGCTTTGAACAGTTTGTTCAAAAATATGCTAAATCCGAACAAGATTATCCAACGCTCTTAGCGCAATATAATCAGTTAAAAGGTAAAGATCCGGATCAAGTAGGATGGGATATGTTTATTAAAGCGGGCTTGGTAGGGACTACCGAAGCCATTCCAATAAATCTTGCACTATCCAGGTTTGATAAAATAACCGGTGGTAAGATGCGAAATGTTATTTTAAATTCTGTAAAAGGGGGGACCGAAGAAGCGTTCCAGGAGATTGTATCGCAATACCTGAATAATATAGCGGCAACATCTGTTTACGATGAGCAACGAAATATTTATACAGGAATGGTTGATGCTGGCGTGCCTGCGTTTATACTTGGAAGTTTATTAAATGGAATAGGCTCTTCGATAGCAGCAAAAATACAAGAGCCGGGTTTAACCAAAGAACAACTTGCCGAATTACAACTAGCGCAAAAAGAAAACACCGAATTGATTGAATCGCTCCCGGAAGATAAAGGTGAGGTCGTTAAAAAACCTATTACGAACGAAAAAATCAGTGCCCTGGAGAAACAAAAGGAAAGTATAGAAAACCAGATTGCAGGCAATGAAAATATTTCTCCACAGGCAAGGACCTTACTGATTACACAGGTAGAAAAAATAGATGAACAGATCGAGAATGAAAAAGCTACTGAAACAGAGAATAGGATTACCCAAGGAAAGAACGATGCTGCTGTTGCCAGATTAAATGAGGAGAAAGCAAAACTGGAAGAAGACATTAAAAACGTTCCCGATGAAGCTAAGAATGTTATTCAGCAAGAAATCAATGCTATTGAAACGCAGATAAAGGAACTTACTGAACCAAAAACTCCTGTTGATGATATAGGAGGACAAAGTAAAGATGTCAATGCTAAAAACGATGCAGAACTATTGTCCGAGGATATTAATAAAAAGAAAAAGCAGCTATTGGAACTGGAAGAAGATATGACACTGGATCCCAATATTAAGGCCGCGAAAATGGCCCCTATTGAAAATGATATTAAAGAATTAAGCACCAAATTACAAGCTATATACGATCCAAAATTAAAAGCGGAGCTGGAAGCAAAAGCCGCAAAGGAAGCAGAAAAAAATGCAAAGGCCGAAACCCCTCCAGCAAAAAAGGTGGAAACGGAAAAAACAAAAGAAGAGGCGCAAGAAGGGTTTGACCAAGCAGGTAAAAAATCAAAAGAAGAAAATAGCGGAAAACCTCTTGCCGAATATTTATTACAAAATTCAAAAGTTGGTGATACGATTACCGATAAGAATGGCGAAGGCTATGAAGTAACCGAAGTTAGAACCACAAGAAAAGGCACAAAAGAATTGATGTTAATTCCGTTTACAATAGTTGATGGCAAGAAAATCTATAATTATCAAGGGGTGAGATTGATCTCGGAAACATTGAAGAAAGGAGCCGAGGATTTATATGAGCTTCATTATAGCAATTATGAAGGCGAGAGGATTATAGAAAGATATACTTATAATAAAAAAACAGAAGAAACAAAACCAGATGAAACCAAAAAAACCCAAAAAGCCGAAGTACTAAAACAGGAACCAGAAGATGTTTTACCAGAAGAACGTAAATTTTCTTCGGAAGGTGAATACAATAGGTATGTTTCTACAGAAAGTAATGATCCACATGAGATTATACAGTCTTACCAATCCACAAGAGATTTAAACAAAACGGATGTTAAAGAATCCATTTTAGCGGAAGGCTTAGGAAAAATTAAAGAAAGTGGCTATATTCGTTTTGGCGATAAGAATAACCTAGTTGATAAGAATAATAAAAAAACGGGGAAGGCCAGGGTATATTTCAGCGAGAAAGGTTTACACATTGACCAGGCTGCTCAGGAACTATCAAGTCAGTATGGCATAGAAATAACGCCGAATGATATTATTGAATTTATTGATAAATACCCGAATGGCAAAAAGGATTTCTATAAGCAGGAAAACGAATTAGCAGGAAAATTAAAAGAACGCTATAAGAAAGTTACCGGGAAAAACTTAACCGAAAAAGAAATTTTACGCCGCAAGGCTGAACTTGGAAAACAATTGGATCCTGGTGGTGTTTCGCAAAACATACTCCAAGAAATAAATTCAGTATTAGAAACACCGTTTACCGATATTACAGATTTTGAGAGCGACCTAGCAAAGGCGAAAGATAAAAAAGCATTCTTTAAACCATTAAACAATCTAACATCCAAACGCTTAAAGGAATTACAGGCGCTTGTAAACGAAATAAAAAATGGAAAAACCATCATCCACTTCGACGAAGCAACCGGCAAGTACTCCGCTGTTGGACTTCCTTATCGAGGAAGCGACAAGGCGGGCGGACAAAAAGCAGAAGAACCTCCCTCCAGCTACACCCCCTCCAACTCCACCCAAAGAGAAGTAGTAAAAGCGCCTGCGCCTAAAAAACTTTCCGGAAAAAAACTGTCCGAACTTTCTGATCAGGAATTAAAAGACCTTGGATTTTCCAGTATCCACGAGGCACTAAACAGCACAAAAAAACGCGTAGAAGGCGCGAACGATCCTGCTTTATTTAGTGGTGATGAATCTACAGCAGTAACAGCGGAAACAATGCCGGTTGAATATGTTGAAGCGGCAAGCAAACACAGACAGGAAGAAGCAAAAGTAATAGCTGAAGAAGAGCGGGCAAAAGTTATAGAAGGCTTGGATCAAAAAATTAAAGAACTAGAAAAATCTGTTTTTGGCACAGCTACCAAAGAGCCTAGCGACTTTAAACCAAAAGAGGGCGCAAATCAAAACCGTGTTTTACCAGGAGTAGTGGAATCTGGAAAATTACAAGACAAATTTTTTGCAGATCGCATGAGTAAGTTTGGAGAGGGGCTGGCTAGAGAAGTAGAAAAATTATCTGTATCCAACAACCAAATAGCCAGAGCGGTAGCAGATGTTATACGAGCCATCTTTCCAACCACAGCTATAACCAAAGGACAAATTATTAGATCCGAAGACTTTCACGGGGATATTAATAGAGCCACAGGAGACCCAGGAAAAATAAACGAACTTTTAAAAGAAATCATTGGCAATGATAAAATTTCCTTATCGAAAATAGACCGCGTTATAGATCCTGATTTTTATAAACAGCTTACCAAAGAAGAGTTTATTGAAAAAGTTAAGGCGGAGATGGATGAAAACTCTCCATTGCTGGACTTGTATGATGAATACAATGAAAAATTCAAATCACAACCACCAATTACTTATGAGGATCTGACACCAGCAGAAAAAATAGTTCACGATCTGGTAAAGAAAATTAATGATCTCGTACACGATGTAAGTTTTGCAACAGGCGGAATTACCCATGAGACCTACTTAAAAAACAAAGACAAATACGCAGGGAGGTTGTATGATATTTTTGAGCTTCCATCCGATATGCAAAAATCAATCAACGAACAATATAGCAAGGCAACCGATAAAATATTTAAACAACGTACAGAGGTTGACGACTGGAAGAAGCTGCATAAAATAGAAGATCCCGTTTACGCAGCGGCAACCCGTTTAAGACAAGTAATGATCAACAAGGCGGTATTTGATTACGCAGAACACGTTGTTAAAACAAAACCTGAATTTGTTTCGGATGTGGAAAAACCAGGCTTTACAAAACTGGCTGACAAAGGATATGGTAAACTATCCGGTAAATATGTTACTCAAAATATTGCAGAAGATTTTAAAGGGTTTTTCTATCAAAACGAAACACTTAATAAGCTTTACGATATATTAAAAAAGTATGACACCTGGGGGCCGAGACGTTTTTACAAAAAACTTTTTACGGTATATAATCCAGGTGTTCACGTTGGCAATATAATGGGAGATAATATGTTTGCTTTTTTACAAGGTATTGATTTTATTAGCTTAAATTATAATTTAGGATTTGCAAAAAGGGAGATCAACGGATACGGAGCCACCTATCGTTATCTTATAAAAAAGGGATTATTAAAGAGCGATCTTACACGCGGGGACCTTGTTAAATCGTTGGAGGTTTTATCAAACATGCAAGAGGAGGCAGCCGCTTCTACAACACCATTTAAAACATTTTTAAAAAACATAAAGAAAAACGTAAACAAAGGGGCGGGCAAAGCAGAAAGTGTATACGGTGGAGTGGATGATCTTTATAAAATATCTGCCTTTAAATGTTTAGTTGATGGTGGCTATACTGCGGAACAAGCTGTTGAATTGGTTGCAGAAGGATTTCAAAATTACAAACGAGTCGGTAAGCTATACGATTTCACGTCCAAAATCCCGGTAGTTGGTCAACCCTTTGGAAAATTCTCAGGCGACTTAGCCAGGATCCTTAAAAACGCAGGGGCAAAACGGCCATTAAATCTGATCGCTTTTGGAGCAACGTTACATGCTATAGCTGCACTTGCAAGCCATTCGTCAGGTGAATCAGAAGAAGAAAGAAAACTTAGGGAGAACAGGCCAGGAGCAGCAAAAATTCCGTTACCAGATATACTTGGTGGCAATATCTCACTGGATTGGTTGTTGGGTAACAAAGTTTTAAACGTAGCCCGCTTTGTAAGCCCTGTATACATTTATGGAAACTTAGATGAAAATAATGACAAATTAGAGTTAATTAAGAAACTGCTTCCTATTTCCTTTGAGACCGTTGACCGTACCAATAATCCAACAGGGCCAACAGCCGTAACCATTGCAAAAAACATTAATGATCCGTTATTTACTTGGTTGCAGTTGCTACCTAAAATAGATAGTGATTTTAAAGGGAGGCCAACTATTGACCCAACCGCTACAAAATATAAACCAAGCAAAATAAGCGATAATGAGCGGGTATTTAATGTGTTGCGGTTCTTTGGAAGACAGTATATCCCTTATGGTGCATTGGGAGACGACTTAATATACGCTGCACTGGGTAAGGAAGGCTATTATAGTAAAAAAACAGTAACCGAGGTGTTCGCTAGATTTGTGGGCGTGAAACTGGAAGCTTTTCCAGAGGAAAGATATAAAGAAATTAGTACCAATAAAATAAAATCTCTTCATTATCAATTTAAGGATGATTTAGGCGAGAAGATGCAAAATATCCCAATGGATAAGCCAATAGATAAAGATGAACGGATCAAGATTAATAAAATAGAAACTATTAAGTCCAAATTTATAAACAACGCGACAAAAATCAGCAGAGTAAGGGCTTTGCTAGAGAAAAAGAAAATCACCTTTCAGCAATCTAATAATATTATAGCCCCTATACTCGAAGAACAGGCCAAACTTTTAGCCGACTTGAAAGATCTATAAAAACTAATCTCTTTCTATTTTAACTTTTATGGCAGGGGCATAATTAAACGCAAACGCGTCAACCTCTTTAACTTTAACATCAAGGATGGAGGGCATGGACACTACTTTAACGTTCATGGATCCATCGGTATTTAAAGGAACATTTACAAACCTTGATTCAGCGTTTGCATTTGTAATACCGATGTTACGGAATACAATTACTGTTAACGCGATAGCAATAACAGTAAGAATGGTTTTTGTGTAGAGGTCAGTTTTCATATTTTTTTAGGTTTTGAATAAAGGTAATAAACAGTCATACGACATTTTTAAATATTTGTTATTTAGAACGATTCTAAATAAGGAAATTGTGTTATATTTGTAACAAACCAGCCCGGAACCAGGATGATTATTAGGAGGCTAATACATCCACTGTTATGGCATCATCGGCAGGTACAGAATTTAAAGCTTCCTTATTCAATCCGGCGACACCAACTGTTTTTGATTATATCCTCACGCCAGACGGCTTAAATCTTTTATTTTCCGATTATTCAAACTACACAACCAATTATGATTCTGGTCATTTGCTTGCATTTTTTACTTTATACCGTAAAGTAATTATAACCCATCACAGCGGAGCTGTTTACACAATGTCCAGCCTTGGCGATGGGAATGAGCTAATCAGTTCCGCCGCTGCCGGATCAATGTTATTTAACTATTTTCTGCAAAACAAAGACGGAGTTTATTCTATTAAGTTACTGACCGTCCCCACCTATAGTTTCGGAGCAAATTACCTGGGTGGAATAAGCACGGTATGGTTGCCATCGACTGCTAAATTATATAAAGCCATAACAAGCAATGCTCTTACGCCACCTGATCTTAACCCTGCGGATTGGGAAGTGATCGAGGATGAAGATCTTTCCATGAAATATACAGACGTAGCAGATGCTCTAGTGACTTTCGATGCGGATAAATGCAAATGTAAGCTCACAAAAAAAGCAGCGTGTTTAATCAAATCAAATCCGTGTAACCCCGACTTGCTTTGTAAAAGTCCTTGCCTTCTTAATGCTGTGAAAGTAATGATCCTTCTTGAATCTGCTAATCAATCATTCATCGACCTGGACCTAAACTGTGCCGGAACCGATATTGACCTTATCAAACAAATATGTGAATGCGATTGCGGTTGTCCTGATTGTTAACACACGATAGCTATGATAAATCTTACACCTGACGAAATAATAGCAATCGGTAAAGCAAACCTAGCAAAGAACGTATGTGATCTTGCCTTCAATGAAATATTTGGCCTGTCGCAATGTAAGAATAGCTGGTCAAAAGAACTGTTAAGATTCTTAGTGTTGGATGCCTATGATAAATGTCCTGGCAGACAAGCCATGTGCGAGATTTCTATAAACTATGATCCATTTGATATTTCCTATGAGCTAGAAATTATAGACACCACATCTAATATTGTATTTAACATTAACAATGTTACTAACCCGGCTACAACATTAACAGAAATTGTTGCCATTGTTAATGATATGCTTATCGGAATTGGCTTTATAATGGACGAGTTTGAGCCGCTTAAATTTAGAATATACGCTCCTACAACAGGAAAAAAATACAACGGATATCTGGTAAATTTTTCATACCAAGGATCGCTAAAACCATTCCTTGCTACATCTGGTGCTTTAAGCGGAGGGCTGGACACGGTAAGCCAGTTCGATCAAAAAACAATTGATTGTTATTACTCAGTACTAAACACATAGAAGATGCCAATATTTTATACATCCGCAGTTCAACGATACAATGGTCAGGTACTTAATTACATTACATACACTGCCGCTTCGTCCTTAAACGATATTTTAAAAAGTATTGATACTAAGTTTGGCCTGATCATTAACAACCCGGTATCTGCTGTTTCATCCGCGATCACCTACAACGGACAAACGGATATTTGCGATCCTCAAGTTCAGTTTCCTGCCGGAAACATTAACGGGGTACTTGAATACATTGGAAATACACTATGCGGGCTAAACCATGCGTTATTCAATGAAGGCGGAGATATTATAGAAGTAGATCCACTTGCGGTATATGACATACCTGTATACTCTCCTGGCTATGTATATCCGGTGCTCCCTGCAATTCCTACATCTAAGCCGGTATCAACATACATTTATCCGCCAACTACAGGAATAATCAATTATAATCCATCGGACGGAAGGATAGCCGGGCATTTTGAAGGCGTGATTGGCGCTTTAGATTTCGCCGACAACTA